ACGAGGCCGCCTGATGCGCCGCCTCGCCGCCGCCGCTGCGGTCCTGCTGGCCCTGTCGCTGCTGGGTTGGGCGAGCGTCCCCGCGACGGCCGACCCGGTCGCCACGTCGGTCATCACGCACGCCGACCTGACGACGGATATCCGCATCACGGGCACGCAGGCCGCTCCCCAGGTGCTGCTCACCACGCCGCCCGTGCAGTTCGACGGCGGGCCGGTCGTCGTCGACTTCGTCGCGGAGTACCTCAACCACATCCCCGCGCCCGGCACGCAGCTGAACGGGATCGCGTTCGTCCTGATGATCGACGGCGTGATGTACGAGCGGATGACGCTGGCGGGCACGCACTCGCAGGACAACTCGTTCTGGCCGATCGTGCTGCGCGACTACCTGGACTGCGCACCCCGGATGATCCCCGCCGGCACGCACACCGTGGGCATCGCGGTGTGGAAGTGGTCGGCCAACCAGGACGGCTACCTCAAGTACGACGTGGGCATGCAGCCCGGGTGGGGCATGCCGATCCGGCTGACGGTGAGCCACGCCTGACATGGACCGGGTAGCCACGCGGATCACGAGAACCGTGGGGACCATGTGGTGCGCGGTGGCCTTCTCGGCGCTGGCCCTCGTGTCGCTGCCCGCGGCGATCGGCACCCACGACGTGGTCGTGATCGTGGCGTGGGTGGCGCAGACGTTCCTCCAGCTGGTCCTCCTCTCCGTCATCATGGTGGGACAGCGGCTCGAGGCGGCCCGAACGGAAGCGCGAGACCAGGAGACCCACGACACCGTGCTCGCTGAGCACGCGGAGACCCGGGCGATCTTGCTGGCAGTTCAGGCAGTACTCAACGACGTCCACACCCACACGAGAGCGACGGCGGCCCAGTGAGTGGCGAAGAGAGGCTTGACCCCGTGAGCCAGATCCTCCTCAGCGAGATCCGCGGGATGCGGACTGAGATGAACACCCGACTGGACAAGCTGGTCACCGCAGAGGCCTTCGCGGCGGAGCAACGGCGCGTGGACGAGCGGCACCTGATCCTCGTCGGAGACATCGCCGACGAGCGGGCCTCCCGCAAGGCTGACATCCTGAACGTCCGCCAGCAGTCAGAGAAGCTCGCCGCCAACGTCCGGTGGGCCTTCGCGGCGATCGTGATCCCGTCCGCCGGCGTCATCGCCGCGATCTTCCTCGTGCTGCGGACCCACTCGTGAACCGGGGAGTTCTGTGGTGGGTCGGCGTCATCCTGTTCATGTCGATGCTCGGGGCAGGGATGGTCGCGCTGACAGCACAGCTCGTCGCGGTCAGCGTCCGAGAGCAGACTGACGAGCACGAGATCTCCTCTCTCCGGGAGGCTCTCCTCAACCACACCCAAGCGCCCGCCGCAACTGATCTGACTCCTCAGGCCGCCCGAGGAGTGCAGAGCGTCATCTGCGAGGGGGCCTACTGGCTCATCACCTACACGGACGACACCTCGTCCGTGACCGACGGCCCGTGTCGGGTCTGACAGGAAGGAAGCTGCACCGTGTTGAACCGACTGCTCGCGCTGCTCAGCGCGCTCGCCCCAACGCTCCGATCCTGGGGGCAGGCCCTGTCGAACCGTTCCGTCTCCCTGCTGCGCACCGCGGTTCCGACCCTCTGGGGTGCCCTCATCGCGTGGGCGCTGACCCGGCTGCACCTCCCGAGCTCGGTGGCGGTCTTCCTGCAGGCGCAGACCGGGGCTGTCACCGCTGTAGCCATCATGGCGTGGTACGCTGCGTGGCGCTGGGTCGAGCACCGGCTCCCCCCGTGGCTGACGCGCGTCGTGCTGGGGTCCAACAAGACCCCCGACTACCGCTCCTGACATGTTCGTCCCCTGGGTCGGCGCGTACTACGTCACCGCGATCCCGGGCTTCCTGGGCTTCCTGGTGAGGCTCGCGCAGGCGTTGTTCGGGGACCTCTCCGTCTTCACGCACGCAGGCATGTACGTCGGCGTGGTGGACGGCGTGCCCTCCTGCGCTGAAGCGGCGGGGAGGGGCGTCCGCCTAGTCCCGCTCGAGGAGGTCCTGGCCCGCCGGCCTATCGCCTGGTCGGTGGATCCGATGTTGACGGAGACAGGGTTGCGCGCCGCGCGGGCCGCCCTCGACGACGTGGGGTCCCCCTACGGGTGGCTGACGTACGGCGAGCTTCTCGCGGACCGACTGGGCCTGCGAGCCCCCCGGCTCCGCTCCGTCATCGCGAAGTCGAACCACACCATCTGCTCCCAAGCCGTGATGCGCTGGTATCTGGAGGCAGGGGTTCAACTGGTGGCCCCCCAGCGGAAGGCGGGAGACACGACCCCCGGGGCTCTCGCCATGGCGGGCACGGTGTGGCACGTGGACACGGGCCCGTACGTGTAGACACAGAAGAGGGGCGGCCCCCGCGTAGAGGCCGCCCCTCTTCTGTGTCGTCAGCAGGGGAGAAACGCCTTGTGGATGACGCCGTTGAACGCGGCCTCTCCGAACCAGCGGCCCGGGCGGGAGTCAGCCCACTCGAGCAGGGAAAGCTGGTCGAACCCGGCGGCCACGGCGGCCGCGATGACCATGAGGTCGATCTCGGTGGTGGACTTGCCCTCGTCCTTCGCGACGCGGCGGGCGCCGAGGTAGCCGAAGCCGTGTCCGAGGTCTTCCATGCGGTCGAAGATGGCGGGGGTCGGGGTGTCGTTGTTCGTCATGCCTTGAGTATAGCGCACTTACCGCTAGCGCGCTAGCGATCTCCAGAACTACTTTCTCTGGATCTGGTCGTCTGGGTTGGCCCAGTACATCTCCCCCTCTCGCAGGAGCACGAACACCCGCCCACCCACGAGCTCCACGTTGACGACCACTCCGTCCGGGATGACGTCCCCCGGCTGGAGGTCCGCAGCCCGTGTCGAGATCTCCCGGTTGACTTGGTCCTGGGAGGGCGCCTGGTACAGCAGGGCCAGCCCCACGAACGCCAGAAGGAGACCGAGGATCGTGAAGCCAGACAGCCGCTGCCCGAGGTAGATCACCACCGCGCCACCAAGAGCGAGGAGCACCCCCAGAACTCTCTTCATCGGAGGGCCCCCAGCAGGTCGCGGAACGTGTACTCGGTGTCCCGGGCGTCGGTCATCGCGGCCATGTCCCCCCGGAGAGCAGCCCTCCGGAAGTCGTTGTGCGCCTGGATGAGCCGCAGCTGGACCTCCGTCTCCTGCAGGCTCTCCTTCAGCGACTTGCAGTCGAGGCCGAAGGAGAAGGAGACCCGTGACGCGCTCATCGCTGCTCCTCGAGGATCTGGAAGATGCGGGGCTTGGACACGCCGGCCGCCGCGGCGATGGCGCTGACGGGCACCTGCGCAGCACGAGCTCGGACGATCGCGGCGTCACGGTTGCTCTTCGAGCTCGCGTGGATCTCCGCCGTGCGGCGGACTTCCTGGAGGAGGGCTTCCTTCATGTCGTTCACTTCCCGGAGAGACGGTCGGCGAGGGCGAGCGCTTGGGAGACGGAGAGGGTGATCGAGATCTCGCTCAGGTTGAGCTGGCCGTTGAAGTCGTAGCGGGGTTGGACGTACCGGGCCAGGACGCCGAGAGCGGAACCAAGGAGCGTGATCGCCTGCTCCTGCTCGGCTCGCTTCTGGGCCCGCCGGGCGTGCGCCTGCTCGGCCTCTGCCCACGGGCGGATGACCTGCTGGGGGGCGTACAGAGTGCCGTTGTCACTGACGGCGACCTTTCCCTTGGAGGGGTGCCCGTTGGAGTCCCAGCGCTCCCCACTGAAGACCGTACGAGCCCGAACCTCGACCGCGACGATGGTCACGCGGCCCCCGTTGATCTCGTAGTCCCCCGGGACCTGGATGTCCGCGGCGCGCATCAGAGGCCAGCCGCGGTGAGCATGAGGGACAGCGCCTGGTTCTTGAACGTCGGGTCCAGGATGGCCTTGGCGGCCCGGGAAGCGTCGCGGTCGTCACCGCGAACCGGGGAGAAGTGGTCAGCCCACTCGGTCAGCGCGTTCAACCCTGCCCACGCGGTACCGCGGATGCCCTCCTGCGTGTTGGCGTCCGCGAAGAGCCGCGCCATGGCGTCGAGCTTGTTCTCGGTGCGGGTGACCGTGGCCGCGGGGGCGTCCTTCTCGACCCCGAACGCCTTCGTGATGATCTCCTCGAACTGGATCTGCGTCATCGTGGTGTTGATGAGCTGCTCGGCCTGCTCCTGGAACCCCTCCAGGTAGGCGAAGGTCAGGTCGAGCGTCTCGCGGGCCTGCTGCACGAGCAACTTGTGGGCGCCGGACGTGTGGCGCACTCGGAACATGTTGCTGGCCCCCTCGAACGCCATGTTGAGGGTGTTCTCGCAGACGATGCGGATCGGCGTGACCATGAGAACGAAGGACGCCGAACCGTCGTGGCTGTTGACGGCCGCGATGTAGTTGTCGACCCGGTCGACCCCTCCGATGCGCATGAAGCCCGGGAGCTTCATCGTGATGAAGACGCGCCGGCCCTCGTCGATGGCTCCCGCCGTCTCGAAGTGCGCCCCGCTCTCGTCGACGAGGGTGTTGAGGAGGTCCGCGTGCTCTTCGTTCTGGATGATCTGGTAGGCCCCGCCGACAGACCCGAGCACGTCCACCTGCTTGGGGACGATCGGGTTGTCCCGGATGACCGAGTAGCGCCCGGGCATGGGGATCGTCAGGCCGCTCTTGTCGTCGATGGTGAAGACCGGAGCCTTGCGGACGTCCCACCCGCCCAGGTGGCCGTGCTCCATCGCCTCCTCGGCGGTGAAGGTGTGGTCCAGGGCGGTCCCCAGAGCGTGCCACGCGTCCTCTCGCGCCGAGACGCCTGCTGTGGTGTCGATGCAGTCAGCCATGATGGTGGTGCTCCTTCGGGGTGTCGCGAGATCGGGGTGTCATGCGGGATACACGGTACTACGGAACCGCAGAGGAGCCTAATCGGCTGGCCGGGGGGCCCAGCCAGCCGATCAGGAGCCGTTACATGAGGGAGTGGTAGTACCGGACGAGGGCCCGGACGGCGTCGTCTCGGGTGCCCTCCTCGTAGCGGGGGGAGTAGGATCCCTGCAGCCGGTAGTTCCAGCCGCTGTTGAACGTGGTCGGCCAGACCCGACCGATGACGACTTCGCCCTCGCTCACGAGAGCGGTGCCCTCCGGCATGCCCTTGACGGGCTCGACGTCGATCTGCATCAGAGCGCTCCACCGAGGAGCGCATCCGAAACCGGGAAGCCGTGGTAGGTCTGGGCGATGCCGTTGATGTGGCCATCGCGGAACAGGTGGATCGGGTCACCCGGGTGCTTGTTGCCCCGCTCGTCGATGAACGGGTCGGACGGGTCGGGCTGCTGGATGCCCGCGTAGACGCCGTCCCACGTCGACACGAAGGCGACGCGACCGTTCTTCCGGGTGCCGACCGCGACACCACTCACGCGCGCGCCGGGGGTGAGAGTGCCGGTCTGGATGGTGTTGGTGACCCGGTACATCAGATCTCCTCGCGGACGCTGTTGAGCATCTTGACCGTGCGGGCGGAGCGCTCCATGTCGGCAGCAGCCTTTGCAGCCTGCTGCGAGGCTTGCTCGAGCCACATCGCGTTGGCCGGCCGGTCGGAGGCCTGCTCCTCCGCGATGTGGCGAGTGAGCTTCAGCAGCGCCTTCTCGTACTCGTGGTCCGCGTCCTGAAACGCGAGCAGCTCGGTCCAGATCAGCCAGGAGATCCGGGTTGCGGGGGTCCCCTGCTCCCCCTGCGAAGCCGCGGTGAACGCCTCGTTGACGTCCTTGCAGCCAACCAACTCGAGAAGGGGCGTGATCCGGGACATGATGTTCCTCCGTAGGTTCGGTGTGTCGGCTTGTCCTTCAAGTAGAACCTTACTACGGATCTAGAGAGTGCACTACCCCAGACGCCGACGAGTTTCGAGGGACGCGCTCGAGAGCCGCGCGTTCTCCCCGGCTTCAGCGCCGGCAGCCCGCGCGGCCCAGGAGTCCGTCTTCATCCCACCACGGCCCGGCTTCAGGTCGGGGTGGGAGTTGGACACCCATGCGTCCACAGCGTGCTGCTTGGACCGGAGAACGAGGGCTGCCCCCGTGGAGGCGGTCTGCTCCTCGACGTTGCGGAGATCGCGCAGCCGCGTGCCGACCCGAGATCCGAACCCGAGGATGAAGCTCCGGTTCTCCGTGTACTTCTCCATGTCCGTGAACCAGCGCCGGCGCTCGCGGTGCTCCCGTTGCCAGACCTTGAGCGCGGACATCACCTGAAGGTGCAGAGAGGAGACCAGCTGCTGGAACTGCTCGACGTCCGACTGGTGCCCGATGACGTAGGAGACCCGGAGCATGTCGTCGAACGTGGACTGGAGGATCGTCAGGTTGCCGAACCCGTCGGCCACGCGGCAGACGAACGGGATCATGGCGATGGAGTAACTCCCTCTCCACGCCAGTGCCACCTGAACGATGGGGTCGGCCTTCCGCTCCCCGACGGACTCCAGTTCCGCCATCTCGATGCCCAGGCGGAGCATCATCTTCTCGGCAGCCTCTGTGAACGCCTCCCGCTCGTGCTCGGACGAGGCTGGGTCCTCGGCCTTCCGCAGCATCTGCTTGATCTTGCGCTTCTGGGCCTCGATGTCGACGACCACGATCAGGACTCCTTGGCGAAGTCGTGGGCGGCCTGCAGCAGCGCGGCCAGTTCCTGGATGGTGAGCGTGCCGGAGGTGGACTGGGATCCGTCGCGGTAGACCTCACCCGCGGCCCACCAGGGGAGGCGGGTGCCCTCGGGGACCAGTGCCCTGACGGTCGCAGCGGCAGCGACCACAGCGTTCTTCGCCCGGGTCACCGACGCCACGTACTGCTCCCGGGCCGTGACGTAGTCGGAGTACACAGCGATGAAGCGCCCGGTGGGGATCTCCCGGACCGTGCCCAGCATCGAGACGACGACCTTGCCCCGAGAGGGGGCCTGAAGAACGGTGGCCTGGAACACGACCCGCGGGTCCTGCGCTCCGATGGACTGCCGGGAGGACTGGAAGCTCCCGTAACTGGTGACCGCGTACTCGGTCCCGACCTGGATTTCGCTGCTGATCATGAGCTCGGCTCCTCGTTGTTCGGTGTGTTCGTGCGCCAACAGGTACAGCGTACTACGGATCTAGAGAGCACGCTACCCCCCCGTCCTACAGCCGGCCGTCCAGGGTCTCGATCCAGGACACGCAGAGAGCGGCAACCTGGAGCAGCTCGGCGCGCAACCTCCCGGTCGCGGCCTCCTGGAAGGCCTCGGCAACCTCCTCGCGGACCAGGTGCATCCAGGTGGGCGCTCCGGTGGCTCGCTCGTGGCGCTCGTATCCCCGGCGGAACTGGTCCTCGATCGTCCTGGCGTCGTACGCCGTCAGGGGAGACGTCCACTCCGAGAAGGGGCCTGTCCCGTCCTCGAGATCGTCGTTGGTGCCGTAGCGGGCGAACTGCTCGGCACGGTGCTCCTTGACCTCCTCGAGGACCTTCTCCGTGGCGCAGTGGGCAGCCCACTGCCCACCGTGCGCTGAGCAGCGCCCGGCGGGCGTGGGGGAGCAGAGAGCTCCCATCAGAGGAGGCTGAAGGACTCGGCCCAGGCCGCGGTGAAGCCGCGCAGCCAGGCCTGCTCCGCGGCGTACCGCTCCGAGGTCGCCCAGTGGGTGTCCTGCGAGGGGAGGGCCTTGTACTGGGGGTCGGTCCGGCGCCACTCCTTGAAGTCGGCGAAGCCCGCGATCCAGAGGGCCAGCAGGGCCTCCCGGGCGTCGTTGGCGCGGTCGCCGACGAAGAAGACCGTCTGGCTCGGGTTGTCGAACGCGACCTCGACTCCGAGGGACTCGGCGACGGTGCTCGCCCCGCCCTTGCCGAACGCCAGCCAGTAGTGCTTCGAGACCTTCGCCTCCGAGAGCGCGACCGCCACGGTGAGGTGGACCGGCGTCTCGCTGTCGGGCTCGTCGGCGGAGAGGGTGTCCCCGCTGTCGGGCTCGCGGGCGGAGAGGATGTCCTCCATCTCCCCGCTGGCGTGCTTCCGGGCGGAGAGGATGACCGAGACCGCCGAGTCGACGGCGCCGGGGTTCGGCTTGCAGCAGGTGGCCGGGTCGGCAGCCAGCAGGTCGCTGGCAGGTGCCAACTCCAGCTCGATGCCGTCCTTGGCTCGGGAGCAGGTCGAACGGTGGATGCGGGGGCCGACACGAGGGGTGGCAGCAGTGAGTGTGAACATTGTGGGCGCTCCTTGCAATCGGTTTGACGGAAATCGGTACGCTACGGAACGCTACCCCCGCGCGCTCCCCTGCGCTACTCGAGCCAGGTCTCGAGCACATTCCTCTGCAGATACGAGGGACGTGTCGAACGAGAGGACCTGGGCTCCGAGGCTCCGAGCAGCGTTGACGGTGTTCTGGGCCTGCGTGGCGGACCCCAACCTGAACCCCATGTTCTGGTTCGAACCACGGGCCGCGCACCGCTGGTCCAGCACATCCTGGGGGGCCCACAGGTAGCCGAGAGTGACGCTCCCCCGCCGGGCCATAGCAGTGATGAACCGGATCGTGCCCAACCGACGGCCCTCCCCCAGAACCAGAGCGGGCATGTCGGCCTGCTCCGCCCAGCGCAGCGCCTCGGAGTGACTCGCCATGCCAATGGCGTCCGTGCCGGAGTAGCCTCCCTCCCGGACGATCCCCAGGGACAGCCCCCGCACCTCTCCGGAGATGACGTCCTCGAGGGGCTGGCCCCGGAACTCTCCGTGCTGGTCCGGCCAGAGCCTGAACCAGTCGCCCGTCACCAGCCCGAGCTGGTCTCGCACGAGAGCCATGACGGTGGACTTGCCGGTGGCCGGCGGCCCCACCAAGTAGACCATCTTCACAGTGGCCCCCCAACGATCCAGAGCAGCGTCGTGTCGTCCCGGGCGGTCCACCAGGAGGGGCTCACCAGGTTGAGGTACCGGGCCACCTTGCCCTCGTAGGTGGGGTGGAGCGCGAGACCGTCCAGCGTCTCCGGCATGCGGTCGCCGTACGTGGCGAAGCCCGGGTGCAGCGGGATGTGCTGGAGCTGGACGCCCGCGGGCACGAGCTCGCGACCAACGAGCGCGAGGCGAGCTCGCAGCCACGCCTGCCGATCCGGCCCGATCCCGACCAGGATGACCCTCTCGAGCTGCTCCGGAGCGAAGTCGTGCAGCCCGTAGAGAACGCCGGCCGCGGTGTTGCCCGACCCGAACGGGAGGACGAGGGTCTTGACCCCGTCCGGCAGGTTCATGGTCTGGGCCGCGCCCACCTGGAGGAAGCCCTCCACCTCCTCCGGGGAGGCGTCCGGGGGCGTGGTGATGCCGTAGGGCAGGCGCCAGCTTCCGGGCTGCTCGGCGGACTTCTTCGCGGCGGACTGGAGCGCCGGGTTGTACCCCACCGGGATGGAGCTGATGAGCGCCCCCGCGTCCCTGGCGATCTGGATGCTCTTGTGCTTGACGGCCTTCTCCGGAGTCGTCCCTCCGACGATCACGTGGCACATCAACCCGTACTCGTCCGACACCACCGCAGCCATCGCGCTCTGTGGGGACAGAACGCTGGCCGCGGAGACGACGCAGGCGTACCCAGCCTTCGCCGCGCGGCCGATCAGGTGCTGGCAGGCGCGGTACTTCGCGCCGTTGACCCCGTAGGCGCCGCGGTACAGGTCCTCGCGCTTGTACCACATCCCGTTCAGCGACTGAACTGGGGTCAGGTCCATGATGGGTCCTTCCGGCGCGGGCGTGCGCCCAAGTAGATGTCGAGGTTGAAGCTGGTGGCCATGTCGGGGTAGTCGAACTGCATCATCGGTGGAGTGCCGGTCTCGCGGTACAGGTTCTGCTTCTCCGGGCAGAGGCCGGGGTCGTACGGGCTGTCCTCGAGGCGCAGGTACCGTGGCAGGTCGCGCTGGCGAGCCTCCCAGAGCACATCGAACCGGTGGTGCCCGAACCGAGCCTCTGCCCGCTTGATGCGGGCGTAGGCCATGTCCGAGTACACGTTGGGGTACCGACGGTTCGGCTTGTGCCAGCTCTTCCACGTGCAGAGTGCGGACTCCATCGTGAGGTAGCCGACGTCCGGAGAGTCGGGGAAGCGCTGCCGGGCCTTGGCCAGCAGTGCTTCTCCCAGATCCTCGAGGCCGCTAACGGTCGTCCAGTCCGTGAGCTCGCCCCAGGTCCAATGCGCTGCCTCGAACGGTGCCCCGGCGAGCAGCGCGAGCCCGTTGCGGTGCGAGCGGGATCCGTCCTTGTCCTGGAGGAGCAGCGACTCGGCGTCGACGTCGTGCAGGCCAAGGATGCGCGCGTACTCGAGCATGGACCAGGCGGACAGCCGGCCCATGTAGGGCTGACTGAACGAGTACGCCCAGACGTGGTCCCAGGAGTCGGTAGGCCACTCACGCCAGTGGCCAGCGTACCACTTCTCCGTCGCCTCTCCGAAGCGCGACTTCTGGTGGCGTCGGTCGGTGTCCCAGTCCATGGCTGTGAAGTGGTCGTTCCAGAACCCGACGGTGGTCTCCCAGTTGCGCGGGTCCCAGAGGCTGACCTCCCCCAGCAGAAGCGACATGGCTGGGTTCTGGGTGTTGCCGTTGAGCCAGGTGAGCCACCGCCGGCCGTCCTCGTCGAGACCGTACGCTTCAGCGATCGCGGGCAGGAAGCTGTACACGAGGCCCGGGTGGCTCTTGTACTTCAGGTGGAAGCCGTAGAACCGGAGGAACGCCTCCCTCCGGTTCTCCGGAAGTCGCCAGTCGGTCATCGCTCAGACCAGGGTTCGGCCCCGATGACCGTGGTCCGGGGGGCCTCGTCGTCGTCGGGCACGTTCCGGTACGGGTTCTGGTAGTCCGGGCCGCTCCACAGAGCGTAGGCGAGCTGAGCCGCGATCGGCAGCATCTTGTCGACCGTCGCCACTCGCAGCTGGATCATGTTGGGGCTGTTCCGACTCTCCGCTCCGACTGCGGCCTCCAGCGCCTGGAAGGAGCCCTTGAGGGTCCGGATCGCCAGGTCGCGAGAGGCGGGCCCCCACGTCTCCCGGGGGATCCGGATCGCGTTGATCAGGTCCGTGACTGGCTCAGCCAGATCCGTGACCAGGGACTCCCCGGGGTAACTCTCTGCCACCCCGAACGGAGACGGAGCGGCGTAGGCCTCGGTCAGCCACAGGCGGTACTTCGCCAGGTAGCAGAGCAGGTCGATGACCGTGTCCGCCGCGGTGTCGCCCCCGCCGGCCAACCCCAGCCGGTCGATCTTGCGAGCGATGTTGGCCAAGATGCCGATGGTCTCGCCACGCTTCTTCCAGCTGTTGCCGTAGACAGCGTGCTTCTCCGCGTGGAGGCCCGTGACGAACTCCTTGAACGCCACGTCGTGCGTCGGGGTGGCCGTGATCCTCTCCGGAGACAGCAGCGCGGCGTGGTACAGCGCGGTGCCCTTCAGGGGCTCCAGGTGAGACGGGTCGCGGCTCCACCACCACGCGAGCACCCGCAGCCAGCTCTGCAGCATCGGCTCCGGGAAGGTGTTGATCTCCCGGTACGCTGCCGGCTGGCCACTCCGGATGGCGCCCTCGAGGAGGAACCAGTAGGAGAGGGTCTCGTCCAGCTCGGCGAGGCTCCCCGACACCGCCCGCGCGGAGAACCGAGGGGTGGGGGCATCCGCACCGACACACGTTTCCCTGGTGGCGATCCGTTCGGCCTTGGCCCAGTGCTTCTCGTACAGGTGGAGAGACGAGATGGAGAAGTGCAGCTGCCCCACGTTGAGCCCGACCAGCCCCGCGACGACCTCGAGGAGAACGCTCCACTCGAACGCGTTGATGCCGGACCAACCCCACATCAGGTCGTTGCTGCGGGTGGCGACGTGCAGGTGCAGCGCGCCGGCCCGGTTCTGGAAGTGCAGCCAGTTGTTGCAGGGGATGTCCTTGCCAGAGGCGGAGTCGACGTCCGGGTCGTAGATCGTCATGACGGCTCGGCGGGTCAGGGGGTCTCGGCGGAGCAGGTCAACCACCCAGGCGAGCTGGTCCACCACGTCGCCTTCGTTGCGCCGGGGCCACGCCCGCAGGCGCCGACCGTACGCGCCGCGCCACACGAGGCCATCGTCGGAGAAGTCCCGAGCTCGGGGGAGGTAGTTCGACAGGAACTCCATGTCGTCTCGGCCGGCGAGCACCCAAGCGCTCTCTGCGATCTGCGCCGGCAGAGACGCCTTCCGCGCAGGGACCAGGATCTCCCTCTGCAGGGGGTCCGTGAGAGTCACGTGCTGGTGGATCAGCTCGTGCGTCGTGCCGTTGCGGGAGTCGACCACGGGGCCATCCAGTACAGCGCGGGCGAGGGACGGGAGAGCGGTGTTGATGTTCGTGAAGTACATGATGTCCTTCTCGGGAGTCGGGGTGTGCTTAGTATGGCCTGACAGAGTCCCCGGAGGGGCTCTACTACAGATATGCCGAGGGGACGACCGGGCTGGGTTGGGCCCCGGGGTGCGCCGGGGTGAACGTGTAGTTCTTCTCCTGCACCATGAACCGGACGTACTTGCTGAACTCGCACAGGGTGTTCTGCACGTCCATCAGGGAGGGAACCCGCTCGCCACCGTTGGGGAGGGGGAGCACCGGGGGGCAGGTCAGCAGCTCGGCTCGCGCCCACCGGATGACCTCAGATGGCTTCCAGCTCGGGAACAGTGCCTTGGCCCCCTTGATGGCTCCAGGCCCCGGGACGACGAACCGGTTCTCGTCGTCAGCCCCGAAGCGAGAGTAGCCCCAGTCCGTCAAGATCTGCATGGACATGAAGTCGCCCACCCCGGGGTTGCGCTGGAGCACCCGGAAGCGTTCCGCCGGCGAGCTGGTGGCGAGCCAGGCCGGCGTGACGTCCTCCGGGCCGAACAGCCGCGTGGCGAGCGCGATGATGGACTCCAGCTTGTCCGTCCCGGGCACCTGCGACTGGGGGAACACCAGGTAGGCCGACGTGAAGATCGGGCGGTCGAAGACGTATGAGTCCGCGGCCTTCGCGCTGCCGGCGTTCCGGGTCACACGACGGGTGCCCCCGCGGTACTCCTTCCACGTCTCGAGCAGCTCGGGAAAGTCCTCGATGCGCGGGTAGTGCCCGTGCAGCACCTCGTAGAACTGCCACGTCTCGGGCCGTCCGGTGTGCCTGTACAGGAAGCACCGGGCGAGCGTCTCCCGCTCGTCGAGGTCCTCCTCGAGCATGGAGAGGAGGAACTGGGACCCGTAGTCGAGGACGCGGAACACGTTCGTGAACTTGTGCCCCTGGAGCACCGGGTCGTCGGACCAGGGGGCGGGCAGGCCTGCCTGCCTCGCCTCCCAGACGCGGTGCCTGTTCTCGACGAAGTCGAGGTAGGTGGACCTCAGCCCTTCCGGTAGCGTGCGCACCTGAACACCTCTCCGTCTATCGGCATGCCTGCGGCCCACTCGGGGGGCTCCGTCATAAGGCGGCGGACCTCCTCCACCGAGCCATCCTCTACCAGCACCTCGTCATGCACGTGGCCCACTACACGAAGGCCTGCCTCGTGCATCCGGATCAGCGCTTCCGCGAGCACGTCTCGGGCCACAGCCTGCGTGGCGTTCTCGGACAGACGCCCACCGTAGGTGCGGGCGCGGGCTCCAGGGCGACCTGGGTCCGCGAAGCTCGCCTGCTGCCGCTTGGTCCCGTACTGGGTGGTGACCCACTCCCACTTGACGTCGTGGTAGACGATGGCGCGGCCAGAGGGGAGGAGCAGCTGACGGTCGTGCTCGTCCTTCTCGATGGTCAGCCGCTCGCCGACCGCTCCTCCTGTGCGGAACGCCTCGTGCATCTCGGCCCACAGCCCGACGATAGCCGGGTTGGCCCGACGCCACTTGTCCACGAGGACCTGCAGCTCCGCGTCGGTGCCCTCCGCGCCCATGGCCCGGAGAGACGGGGGGCCCCCGTTGTACCCCAGAGCCAGCACCGCCACCTTGCCCTGCGCGCGGGTCAGTCGGTTGCCCGGGGTGGACATGCGCTCAGCGGTCTCTGAGTAGATGTCGCGCTTCGCCGCGAACGCGTCCATCGCCCACTGCTCCCCGGCCAACCAGGCGATGATCCGGGCCTCGATGGATGCGTAGTCCCCCACCCCGAACGGCCCGACGAACATCGCGCGCAACACCTTCTTCAGCGTCAGCGCGTCCGCCCCGAGCCCCATCTTGAGGTCCAGGATGGCCAACATAGTCTGGGTGGCGATGTCCCGGGCCGCGTCATCCGGGTCCGGGAGGTCGCTCTTGAAGGCGGCCCGCGGCAGGTTGTGCAGCTGTACCCCACGCCCGGACCAACGCCCCGTGTGCGCTCCGAAGAACTGGAACTGGCCCCGCAGCCGGCCGTCCTCCGACACAGAGGAGAGGGCCGCGGTGTACTTCTTCGACGCGACGAGAGCGAGCTCCTGACGCAGCTCGAGAACGCGCTTCACCGTGGGGTCGCGGGTTCCCTCGAGCAGCTGCTCGACGGTCTCAGCGCGTAGGTTGGGCACGGACACCCCGCGGCTCCGCAACCAGGCGAGCATCTGAGGTCCGCTGCCCGGGTTCTCCACTCCGGTCTTCCAGCTGATCTCGAGCTCCTGCACCATGCGATTGTCCTCCGCGGCCTCCTGCGCCGCGCGGGCCATGTCCAGGTCGATCTCGATGCCCCGGTCGTTGATGCGCTGGTCCGCGAAGTAGGCCTGGCGCTCCGTCTCTGTGGGGAAGTCCCCCAGGGCTCGGTCTACCGAACGCAGAGTCTCGACGTCCTGGCCGCAGTAGGCCACGAACTGCGCCCACTTCTCCGGGTGGTCTTCCGGCAGGTTGCGCTTGCCGTAGCGGTTCGGCTTGCAGAAGAAGTTGATCAGCGCGGTGCCGGCCTCGTCCTTGAGCTCGCCCCCGAGCGCCTGGGCCAGGTAGGCCAGCTTGCGAGGGTAGCCCCTCTCGCCGGCCACGGACATGGGGTCGTGCCACTCCTCGGGTGCCCAGTACGTCCCTGTGGGGAAGCCGAGCATCCGCGAGAAGCACACCCGCTCGAACGTCGCGTTGTAGGCGACGCGGCGCACCCCCGCGGCGGCGAGCCCGGGGATGCGCTGCCGGATGGCACTCTCCCCAATCGCCACCTGCACGGGCTCGTCGTCGTATGCCCACGCTGCCATCAGGATCAGGAAGCCAGGGTCCTCGGTGTACCGGTAGACGTTGCTCGTGGTCAGCTCGGTGGGGGAGAACGTCTCGATGTCGACGTACAGGTCCGTCATCGCGCACGGCTCCGCAGTCGGGCTGCAGCTCGCGCCGCAGTCGCCCGGAGATCGTCATCGATGAGGGACGAGACGTACACCTCGATGACGCGGTTGTACTCGTCATCGTCGAGGCTGTCGAGGAACTCCTGGGCCAGCTCGGTGGCCGACAGGTGGGGGTTGTCCATCAGGAGGGGTCTCATGCGTAGGCGCAGATCCGCGTCCTGTGAGAAGATGTCCATCGTTCCTCGGGTTCGGAGAGCGGGAGAGGGAACCAGCGGGGCTCGCTTCAGGGCCTAAGCCGATGAGAGGCGAGCCCCGCTGGTTGGTTCAGCTGACGAGCTCAGATGACGTCGTCCACCGCGTCGAAGTCGTCCTCCGCCTTGCTGCGGCCGCCGAGGAAGTCCCCGTCACCCATCTTCTGGATGTGGTTGAGGCCGAAGGAGACACCCTTGTTGCCGGACGTGGAGTAGGCGAAGCAGTTGATGCTCACCCGGGCGTAGCACCCGCTGTAGACCTCGGTGCTGTCGAGGATCGGGTTGACGTCCTGGTCGACGATGCCCGGGCGCGTCTTCGAGGAGACGGACATGTACCAGTGGTCCGCGTACTCCGGGTTCCGGTCCAGGTCGGCCTCGGTGTCGCCGTCGTGCAGGGTGTCCTTGAAGACCTTGGGCACCTTGCCGCCGAACAGCCGGTCCGCCGCGCCGGCGAGCGCGGCCTGCTGCGCGGCGCGCAGCTTCGCGATGGTCGCGCGGTCGCTCTTGGGGATGAGCAGCACGACGGAGAACTTGGGCTCCTGGCCCTCGGTGTTGGAGAACGGCTCGAACGCGTGGACGTACGAGAGCCGGACGCGACCGGTGACGACCTTGGTCGCGCTGGGGGTGGTGGTTGCCATGATGGTTTCTCCTCGGGATCGGTTTGTCTGGGTTCGGATGACCCGCACCCCAGTCTAGCGCGTCTTTCTGCTCTGCGGCCTCAGGTTCTCCAGACACTCAGTGCAGAGGAACGACCCTTGTGCTGCCATGTCGTTCCCGCACTCCGCGCACGGGCGGGTGTCGTTCCGGTCCAGCGCCAGCTGGACCCACTCCTCTACCGAGCGGACCGGCATCTGGAGCACCCCAGCGACGTGCACCTCGAGGGTGGCACCCTTGGACCCCCACCAGCCCTCCAGGGTCGCGATGCCGTCGCACGTCATCAGGTCCCGGAGGTCCTCCTTGATGATCTCCCGGTAGCTCGCTCCGATGGCGTTCGCGGCTGGGTTGACGACGATGTACCGGGCCAACTGCAGCTCGGTGGCCGCCGCTTCGAAGGCCGGGTAGTTGCAGTCCGGGATGCCGGACATCGGCCCCGAGACGTACAGCCGGGAGACCGGGCCGGTCGGAGCGCTGTCGGTCGGGTCGTGGAACTGGCTGTCGAGGCAGACGAGGTCGCCGTCTCGGGGTTCAGCAGGGCCCCCGCACCAGCATCTCACTGCTTCCCCCGGGAGGCCGCCCGGTGCTCCACGAGCGCCTCGATGGCCTGCTGGCGCTCGGGGGACTCGGGAGCTGTGGTGTCCAGATACGCCACCAGGTCGTCGTAGTCGTCGAGGTCGTCCTCGTACGCGTCGAGGTAGCGCTGGTCCTCCGCACGGGAGGTCATGCCCCCGATGAGGACCTGCGCCACCATGTACCCCATCCCCGCCGTCAACGACGCGAGGAACGCGACACCCGTCGGCTGGAACACCCAGACCAGGGTCATCGCGATGACGGCCATGAGGGCCACGTCCACCCGCAGTACCAACAAGCGCTTCACGAGAACTCCTTCTGGGCTTCGCTGTCGGGGTTGATCGCCGGCCGGGGGTCGTCCTCCGGGGCCAGCGCAGGCTTGCCCTCGGTTCGGCCCACCAGGGACCCGAGCACGGACTCGAGGGTGGCGTCCTTCTTGGGTCCGAGCGTCTTCGCCTTGATGACCTTCTCGAGGTCGCCGATGCCCTTCAGCTTGGGCGTCGCCATGACCTCGGAGAGCTCGAACCCGTGGTTCTCGAACACCACAGAGGCCGCGATCGGGTCCGTGATGATCCGGACTCCGCCAGACCGGACGACCTTCCATCCCGGAAGGGCGACCCCCTCGGAGTACGCCTTGCGCAGCCCTGTGTTCGCCACGGCCTCGCACCAGGCCTTGATGTCCGAGATCCGCCCCAGCAGCTCTCCGAGCTCGTCTGTGGTGAGCAGGTCGGGCAGCTTGAAGTCCTGTCGGGTCATGAACTCGACCCGGGCCCGGCACTCACCTGCGGCAGGGCACCACCGGCACGCCTTCTCGCTGGGACCGAACGGGGCGTTGGACCCCAGAGCGCTCTCCGCGATCGGCAGGATGGAGGCGCGCCACTCGCGCAGCTCGTCCGCGGTGGCCTCCTCCGTGGTGAGCGAGGAGACCCGCGGCTGGTAGATGGTCCACCGCACGATCTCGGTCTCTCCCAGCACGTCGCCGAACATGTCCAGCGCGCCGACGGCGTACAGCTTCAGTTGAGGGTTGCCGTAGGCGGACACCGGAACACCGGCCCCGTACTTCAGGTCGACGATCTCGACGTGCGTCGGAGAGACGATGACCGCGTCGGACGTCCCCCAGCACTGGGGGACGCCTGTGTTGACGCGCTGCTCGAGCAGCACCTGTGCGTTGGGGTAGATGCGCTGCCTCTCGATGAGGAGGGCGACGTACCCAGCGATGTGCCGCTGCATGTCGAGAAGGTCGTCCTCGGCCAGGAGAGGCAGCGTCTGCAGCCACTTCCGAAAGCGGATGCCATACTGCCGCTCTGTGATCAGACCGAGCGCGTAGCTCGCCTCCAGCTCGCCGAGCGCGTGGGCCTTGGTTCCCTCCGCGGCGTAGGGAGAGTCCGGCTCAGCGGGGACGAGCTTGCTCACCCGCACCGAGGCCGGGCACGTGAGCCAACGGTCTGCCGCTGAGGGCGACAGGTTGGCGTGGGCGCTAGGCATGGGTCGTGGTCATCCACTTCTTGATGACCGCGACTCGGTGGGCGACGCCCCCAGCGAGGGCCTCCTTGACGAAGTTCTCGCACTGGTGGTTCGAGACGCCGGCCCGCCGAAGCGCTGCCCGGGCGCGCTGGACGAGGACGAAGCCGTCCCCGGTCACGCGCTCGGGCAGCGGGAACGCGATCTCGTGGTACAGGGCCTTGTCAGGCACGAAGGGCCTCGAGGAACTGCCCGATCTGGGACCCCTTCAGCTCGCCGACGCGCTTGCAGTCGAGCTCGGCGAGCGCGGCCTTGACGTCGGAGGTCTTGCCGGCCGCGACGAGCTTGGTCGCGAGGGCGATCGCGTCGTCGAGGGTGGGGACACCCGCTCCGAGGACGTCCTCCTCCTCCGGCTCCGGCTCGGGCTCCGGCTTGGCCGCGGGCTTGGCGGCCTTGGCGGGGGCGACCGGCGCGGTGGACGGCGTGTTGGAGGCGGGCTGGAACGGCTTGGTGCCGGCGAGCGCGTCGAGGATCGTCTTCTCGTAGGTCGAGAACGTGCCCGTGTCGTCGGGCTGGATGGTGATGTTCACGTGAACGGTCATGATGGTCGATCTCCTCTGTGTGCGTGTGTGATGGGCGAGTCGTACGGGCGTCAGTCTACCGGGAGGAGGTGGGGTGGCCCTCGGTACTCTGGAGCGGGACAACAATCACCTTCACCACGCCGGCCGAGAGCAGCGCGTCCGCGCACCATGAGCACGGCTCGCAGCTCACATAGGCCGTCGCCCCGCGAGCCAACGGGCCCGCCACACGTAGCGCAGCGACCTCCGCGTGCTCGGCGGCGCAGTTCCCTGCGTAGCTCGAGAACGCCGGGGTCTCGGAGTAGGTGGTGCGGCCCCGGGGACAGTCCCCCGCGGTGCAGCTCCCAGCGAGCAGTCGGTTCCGCCCCCCTCCGACGATCTCTCCGTACAGCACGAGCACAGCCCCAACCTGTCGTCGGGAGCAGTCCGCCTGCGTGGCCCAGCTCGCGAGCACCTCTTCGATCATGCTGTTCTCCTGAAGGTGAGTTGAGGACCGTAGTGGGGGAGGCGACGGCGCCCGGGAGAGGTCTCCCACCCGGGCATCCGCTTCATCGATGCGTTGATGTCGAGCAGGTCGACCCGGCGGTGCTCCCCCATGCGGCGCCCCAGGGCCTCCACCCAGAGCTGCACCGAGCAGACCTCCTGGATGACCTCCGTGCCGTCGGGCACGAGGCCGTCGGCCCGGTTCAGCAGCCACAGCCGGCGCGCGTCGGGGGACAGGGACTCCCACGCGGTCGGCACCAGGGTGTCCAGATACTCGGCGATGAGCCCCGCGAGAGCGTCCTCCTCGGTGTAGCGCTCCCGCTCGCCCGCGGCCACGGTACCTTCCGTGTCGTCCAGGAAGAGCCGCTCCCCGGCCAGGTACAGCGCCACGGCCTCCGCCCACACCTGGTCGCGGTACTCGTCCGTCAGCTGGCTGAAGTCCAGCTTGTCCGTGCAGTGCACGATGAGGAACCGACGGTTGCCCTCCTGCTGGCGCAGGAACACCTCGTCGTTGGTGGTGCCCCAGATGACGCAGTGGCGGGGGTGTGCCAACGTCTCGCGGTCGAACGGCATCCGGAAGACGTCCTCGGTGCGGGTGAGGAACTCCTTCTGCATGTCCGCGTCGACCTTGCGCAGCGAGTGCCCCTCGTCGGAGAGCATGATCCAGCTCCGCTGCATGATCAGTAAGGTGTCCTTGTCGCCGATCCGCCCCAGCGTGGCGGACCACCCCCGCGACATCCAGTTCACCCAGTAGGACTTGCCGAGGCCCTCTGGCCCGAACAGGATCAGCGTGTGGTCCCACTTGCAGCCCGGGTCCAGCATCCGTGCTACCGCGGCCACCATCGACTTGCGAGCCACCATCCGCGTGTACGGGGTGTCCCGCACCCCGGGCAGGCACATCTCCACGCGTGGCTTGCCGTCCCAGACCAGTGCGTTCAGGTAGTCCCGCACCGGGTTGACGAACCGGGCCTGGGCCTTGGTGTCCACCAGCTCGTCCACCAGCGACCGGCTGGGACGCAGGTGGTACTCCCGCTCCAGAGCGTGGCACAGGGAGTACCGATCCGTCGTGGTGAAGGTGGCGCCGCGGGACCGCGGCCTCCAGGGCAGGTCCCGGTCCACCTCGACGGTCAGCGTCATCTCGTTGTAGCACAGCGCCGCGAACACGGGCCAGTGCTTCTGGACCAGGTCCCAGTTCTCGATGCAGTCGATGAACTTGCCCGTGCGTGGGTTCAGCTTCAGCAGCAGGCGCCAGTCGAGGTCCTCCTCCTCCTCGGAGAAGTCGGCGCCGACGAGCTCCGCCACGATCCGTGGGTCGATGGACGCCAGGTCGAGCATGGCCAGGTGGCTCGGCAGCCGGTTGATCGGGGTGTTCTCCACCCCCGTGTCGAGGGCCCCGTACCGGTGCAGGCGCACCAGGTCGAACGCGGAACACGTCTGGCCCCACGCGGGGTCGTTGCTGTGGTGGGAGAACACCAGCCCGTCGTCCACTAGCGAGAGGCCGGCCTCCCCGCTCGCCCCTACCAGGTGCCAGCGCCGCTCGGACACACTCTCGTACGGCAGCGCGTACTGAGTGATCGCCTCGTCGATGGAGTACACCCGGTTGAACGCCCCGACGACCCCCTCCAACTCATAGGGGTTTCGCTTCTGGGTGGTGTGCTCCTTGACTGGAGCCATCACCATGTCCGGGGTGTGGGCGGCCAGCAGCTCGTCAACGCACAGCGGTGGCCCCTCGATGACCAGGGAGACGAACCACTCAAGGTGCTGCGCCGACGGCAGGAACATGTACCGCTCCGGCTGGACAGATCCCGGGTCGAAGTGCTGCTTGCCCATCCGGTACAGCTGGACTTCCGCGCACAGATGGTACTCCTGCGGGGTCATCTCGCGGTCGGTCGGCTGGATCAGCCGGTAGCGCGGGTCGTCCGGGGACGACCGCCACGTGCTGTGCACCAGAGTCCGGTGGGTCTCGGTCAGCTCCACCAGCTCGAGGAAGGCGCTCCCAGCGTAGTCCGCATCCAGAGACAGCGCCGACCGGGACACCACAGACGCTGCTGACCGGTGCAGCCCGCGGCAGCCCTTCCGGCTGTCGTGGTCGACCACGGTGGGCACCAGCGTGCCCAGCACGTAGTTGCCGCACTCCTTCTGGTCGGCGGGCGTGTCCACCCACTCGACCATCTCCTCCCACGTGACCGTGCCAGGCTTCCAGTGGGCGCTGTCTCGGCGGGGTGCTCGGGCGATGGCGTACGTCATGCTGTCCTCCGGGCCAGAATGGCCCCTGTTGAGCTGTTGCACGGGCCGCACGCTGGACGGATGTTCGTGCGCGCGTAGGTGCCTCCCAGCACCCCTTGGATGATGCGATCGACTGTCAGTGGGCGGTACATGCTGGTGTCGGGTGGCGGGGCGTCGGGGTTGTACAGCAGGTGCCCGCAGCGGTAGCAGCGAGTCAGGCCAGGCACGTCAGCCGGGTACACGACCACCAGCCACGCCCGGCGCGAGCGGCGGTCCTCGGTGGACCCGCGGTCGTTCCGGTTCGTCGTTCCGCGGTGCGTCGTCACTGGAGGACCCACTCGCGCTCGAAGGTGGTCCGCGTGGTATGGGGGTGGGTCAGCAGGTGCTCCTTCAGCTCGTCGGACGCGTAGGCCGCGAGCACCCCGGGTGACCCGTACAGCACGTCCCAGCTCGACCAGTCCAGCGCGCGGCCTCGCCGGTTGACCATGTTGCCGCGAGTGGCGGCGTCCGCTGCGGCGTACTCTGCTTCCTGCAGGGCACGGTAGTCGGTGAGCATCTCCATGCGGAGGCGTCGGGCTTGGGCGAAGATCGCCGAGTTGCTCACTGCCATGACACCAGGGCCTCCACAATCGCCTGGGCAAGCCGCGGGGGCACCGCGTTGCCGACCTGTTCGTGCTGCTTCGTCTTGGTCCCCTGCCAGGGGTAACTCGCCGGGAACGACTGAAGGATGCCAGCCTCCTGCGCGGTGACCATGAACCCGTCGTTGCGGGCCTTGGTCGAGCCGTTGGTCCGGTTCGCGGTGGCCCCGCGGAACGCCACCAGCGAGCGGCACGCCACCACGGTCGCCGGGGTGGATGCCTGCCCGATGATGTCGTAGTCGTTGCCTGACTGGTTGTTGACGTTCCAGACGACCTTGTTCTTCCTCGCCCCAAAGTGCACCACGGGGGCTGGGTCCTCCGCCGACCGTCGAGCGGCGTTGGCTCCGGTTCCGTTGATCAGCTCAACGTGCCGCTGCCACGAGCGCGTCTTCTCCGTCACGACCTGTGCTGGTTGGTCCCCCGACCGGAAGTCCCTCGCCCGGTACTCCGCCCCACCCAGCTCTACGACGTCGGAGTCGTCGGCCCTGCGCGGGAAGCCGATCAGATCGTCGTCGTTCCACCCCAACGCCTCAGCCATCGACACCCAGGGCAGCACCCCGGCGTCCAGGCGAACTCGGTCGCGGGAGTAGTAGCGACTGTGCGTCGGGACCGGAGGCTGCACGTTGTACTCCCCCAGCCGCGCCATCAGCACCGCGCGGCGCCGCGTCTGCGGCACGCCGTACTGCTCACTGTTCAGGGTTCCGGTCCAGACCGAGTACCCCCAGGCACGCAGCGTCTCGGCGTAGGCCTCCCAGATCGGCAGCACACCAGGCACCTGCTCCAGCGTGACGTACTCCGGCCGGCACTCGGCGATCCACCACAGCGGCTCGAGCGTGAGCACCGAGCGGTGGTCGTGCGCCAGCAGGTCGAGCTGGTCCATGGCTGCTTCTACGTCTGCCGGCCCCGCGTGGCTGAACGCCAGACCGCGGATCGCTGCCAGCAGGTTGTCCGCGTCCAGGCGGCCCAGGCCGCTCCCCGCGATGCTGAACCCCTGGCACGGGGGCGAGGCGTGCAGGTAGTGGCATCCGAACAGCCGCGCCACCCACCGGAGCAGCCGGACGTCTCCGCGGATGCGGGGGTGCCCGGCAGCGACGGCCGTCTGGCAGGCGCACTCGTCCCACTCCAGCCCCAACGCGGTCACGTCGGGTAGCGCGCGGCGGATGCCCTCGCTCATCCCCCCGGGCCCCGCGAACAACTCGATGCACATCATCGTCTGCTCTCCCAACCCTGCTCTACCGCTTGGGTCGCGAGGAACGCGCCACCGCCGCTGGTGTGATGCTGCCCGGCAGGCAGCAGGTAGGCCGACCCGGAGGAGTCGTAGTCTGAGGCCAGCGCCTCTCGAGCTCGGGCTCGGCGCGCGGGAGTCTCCCTGGGATCCGCAGCGACGGCCTCCAGCGCCAACACGGCCTGCCGCCTCCGCTCCATCCGCTCCTGGTTCTCTGGGGACATGTCCTTCACAGCAGGCACATCCCATCGTACGGCTGGGGGTGCCGCTCCATGCAGTGCGGGCAGCAGGCTGCCTCTCGCACCATGGCCGGGGAGGCACAGCCTAGGTGTCTCGTGTCGATCATCGTCGTGATGACCAGGACGCCCTTCATGAGCTGCCAGCCACAGCCGGGGCACAGGTCCGGGATCGTCTCCGGCAGAGGGTAGGCGACCAGCACTCTCACAGCGGGCTCTCCAGGTGCTCCAGCAGGGCCTCTTGCACGGTGGCCTTGCCGGCCAGGCGGAGTTGCTTCGCCGTGTCGACGGTGCGCGGGCTCACGAGGGAGTGGATCACGACGGGGTGGTTCTGTCCCGGGCGAGACAGCCGCCGGTTGAACTGCTCCCACTCCTCCAGGTTCCACGTCAGGCTTGCCCACACGATGGTGTGCCCCGGACCGAGCTGCAGGTTCAGCCCGTGGCCCGCGCTCGAGGGGTGAGCCAGCAGCACAGGCAGCTCGCCCGCGTTCCACCGAGCTATCGCTCGCGGCTCGTCGATGTCGTGCACCAGGTCGCCCAGGGCCTCCCGGATCATGTCCCGCTCGGGGATGTACTGGTAGGCCACCAGCACCGGACTGCCCGTCCCCTCAACGATCTCCTGCACCGCGCGGATCTTCTCCCGGTGCAGCACGTTGTAGCGGCCGCCGTGCAGGTCGGCGTCGTCCACGTACATGAACCCGGCGGAGATCTGGGACAGCTTGCTGGAGACGATGGCGTTGTTCGCGGCGGTGTGCTTGTCGATCCCGATCACCGCGACGAGGTCGTCCTTCATGTCGTGGTACAGAGCGCGGGTCGCCGGCAGCAGTGGCACCGTCACCGTGTTGTAGGTCGTCTCTGGCAGCTCGACTCGGTCCGTCATCGAGAGGCAGATGTCGTCGATCAGGGAGTGGATCTTGGGGGCGCTGCCAGCTCGGGGGATCCACTCGATCACGACGCCGTTGGGGAGCTTGGCCCCCGCGACGTAGAACCGGTTCCGGAATCCCCCCAGCGTCGGCCCCAGGCGGGCTCCGCCATCCAGCAGGTACACCTGCGCCCACAGGTCCATGAGGCCGTTCGGGCTGGGGGTGCCAGTCAAGCCCCACACGTGGGGGGTCTTCCGGGTGATCTGGCGGGCGGTCTTCCAGCGGTTGCTCGCGCGGGTCTTGAACCCAGACAGCTCGTCGATGACGAACGTGGCGTAGTCCAGAGGCACGGCGTCGGCCAGGTTGTCCCGTCCGATCACGGTGATGTCGGCGCGGGCGGCCAGAGCGCGGGTCCGGGCGGCTGGCGCGCCCGCGGCCACCTTGATGGTCAGGTCTGGGCGCCAGCGGGAGACTTCGTCCTGCCAGACGTTCTCCGCCACGCGTTTCGGCGCTGTGACCAGTACGGGCAGGTGCTCCGGTGTCAGCGCCTCGAGGGTGCTTCTCGTCTTCCCGAGGCCCATGTCCAGGAACAGGGCTGCCCGGGGATGGGACAGTAGGTGGTCCCGCGCGACGGCCTGGTAGTCTCGCAGCGGGGGTCGGACAGGGGGCATGTGGTCTCCAGTGACGGGTGGGGTGCCTAGCGTAGCGCGCGACTAGGCGGCGTGTTCGGAGATCCAGAGATCCACGGCAGCGCGCCCGTACAGGACCGACACGTGGGTGCCGAGCGCGGCCAGCCGCTCGTGTAGTACGACCTGCGCCGGGGACAGCCGGCCGGTCTCGGTCTTGAGCTCCACGAAGAACACCCCTCCGCCGGGGAGCAGCACTAGGCGGTCGGGCATGCCTACTGTGGTGGGGGCGAGCTTCAGCGACATGCCGTGCAGGTCGCGCCGCACACGCAGGCGGAAGTGGGCCTCAAGCTGGGATTCGAGCATGGGTGCGAGCGTACGCCGCGGGGCGCGCCGGCGTGAGTTACTACAGACCTGGGGAACGTGCGAGCCTGAGCCTAACTACCTATGACGACTGGTTGCATCGATCAGTCGAGCGGAACCACGTTATTTGAAACTACAGTCCTCTATATATGCATGAGATTTGAGCAGACGGCCCGACGTAAACATCGGTCAAGGTTAGAGCGACCTGGGCTTCTTCAAATAACGCCCATGACCGATGTGTATCGCCCCAGGTGTCTGAGCAGAAGCCCGTTATTTGACCGTTATTTGACCCGTTATTTGACCGTTATTTGACCCCCGACGCCGTCAAATAACGGCCCCGGAGTACCCCGAACGGCGTACCTGGCGGACACCGGCCGAAAACCATGGCTATCGCGACCTGGGCTAACGCGAGCATCCTCAGTTCTCTATGAGCGGTGAGGGGTAACACGTAACTAGTAACATCGGCGTTTCTCGTGTCGAGGGCCATCGGTGGGTGGTCGAGCGTTATTTGACGGGGTGGGCAGCGGTCAAATAACGGGCCGAGGTGGGTCAAATAACGGACGACCCGTCGGCGGAGGGGCTAGGCTACTGGGCAGACCGACCCCAAGGAGGACACCATGGCAGCAGTGTGCGGGCGCAAGCGGAAGGACGGCAAGCCGTGCCAGCGCCACCCGCTGGCTGGGCAGAAGGTGTGTGCCCTCCACGGCGGGAAGACCCCCAAGGCGCTGCAGAAGGGACTCGTGGTGGCAGAGGTCAGCCGGTGGCAGCTCGGGGACGCGACGGACGACCCAGCCACCGTCCTGCTGCGCCTCATCACGCAGAGCCGGCGCCGAGCGGACCTGTACGCTGAGTTGCTCGAGCAGGCCTACTCCGCAGCCGAGGCAGAGGACCTGCTGGGCCGCAACACGTGGGAGCTGCCATCGGGCGTGAAGGCGCTCATCGGGCACAAGTACGCGCTGGACCTGAACGGCGACCCCCAACCCGTGTCCGAGGCGATCAGGGGGCTGGTGGAGCTCGAGAACATGGAGCGGGACCGCTGTGCCAGCTTCGCCGCGAAGGCGATCACCGCGGGGTTGGCCGAGCGCGTCGTCCGGGTGCAGGAGAAGGAGGCCGCTCTGGCGCACGCGGCGCTCATCGCCGGGCTGGACGCCGGTGGCATCATCGGCGACGCCCGGCGCAAGGTGCTCGAGGGAGTCGTCACACACCTGAGGCTCGTCCAGTGAGCCGGGACTGGCTGGAGAACGCCGGCTGCCTGGACACGGACCCGGAGCTGTTCCACCCAAGGTCCTGCCGGCCAGCCGCCTACGCGCCGGCCTTGGCCGTGTGCAGCGCCTGCCCAGTGAAGGAGGACTGCCTCGCTGACGCTCTCCGCGTGGAGCGTGGGCACCCCCGCCACGGCGTACGGGGCGCCATGACTCCGCACGAGAGGCTCATGCTGGAGCAGCGGTCGCACGCGGTCGTCTGAGCTCGCCCCGCTCCAGGGCTCCAGGGCTCGCAGCTCGCCCCGCTCCAGGGCTCCAGGGCTCGCAGCTCCAGGGCTCCAGGGCTCGATGAAAGCCGGCTCGATGAAAGCAGGCTCTAGAGAGACCAACCCGTGATGTCGAGCTCGGTCACGGGGTCACGCTCCTTCGGTTGGGCGTTCGACGGTGATGTACGGGGCGATGAGGCGGTACTGGAGGCCGCCCGACTTGAAGACGAGTGTGTTGTCGTCCTGGGCGACGATCTCCTCAACAGGAAGCCCGATGAGCAGGTCTCCCGGGAGGACCTTGTCTGTGTCGAGGACGAGGATCATCAGGCGACCCGGTGGGCGACGTGGTGGGCGGAGAGGACCCCGAACCAGCCGTGGGTGGCCCGCACGAAGTACGAGTCCCCCAGGTGCATCGGGGTGGACGAGACGGTGAACGGGAACGGGAAGACGGTCGCGTCGATCCCCGTCAGCACGTCGCCAGCGCGGATGGCGTCAGGCGAGACGTCCTCGGTGACGGAGGCGTCGATGGTCCGCGCGGCGGCCTCGACCTCGTCCCGGTGGGAGGCGACAGCCTGGATGGTCCTGGCGCTCATGGGAAGGGCCCTTCGTTGGTCGGTGTGTCGAACGAGTACTAGCGTACTACGGATCTAGAGAGTGCGCTAGCGGGTGGGGAGAGGCATGCCCTGAGTGTAGGGCCACCCGGGTCTCCCCGGCGCTGGACTCTGGATCTCTACCAGTACAGCACGAAGCCGAGGAGCCCGCCCAGCAGCACCAACCCGACCGTCAGAAGCATGGCGAGTCCCAGCATGCGGCTGGTGCCTCGACGCTCAGCGCGCCAGTCCTGCGGCTCCATGGCTCTCCCTATCGTGCGTGACGAGGCCGTCGGTGTCCGGCTGGGCGCCGCAGATGTAGCAGGGGCGCTCGGGGTGGCGCTGCGCCCGGGCGATGCGCCGGCGCCGAGAGCTCATCTCGTCAAGCACCTCGACCGCGCGTTCGTGCGCCCGCTCAGCGTGTGATCTACCACCCATGCCGGCAAGCCTAGCGGACGCTCGCCTGGGACCAGGCGAGGACATCAGGGAGGTTGGCCTCCGGGGCGAACGAGATGTAGGTCCCGTCTGCTGAGTCAGCGAGCAGCTCGTCCTGGGCGTACCTGAAGCGCCTTCTGGAGTTGACTCGGCCGACATGTACAGGGGCCCCTCGCCGGCCCGGCTCCAGGCAGAGGAGCCGGGCCGCCTCACCCAGCTTTCAGTCCGTCGACCCTCCCAGGAACAGGACGTCAAAGGCGGACCAGGGTGTGTTCTCCGGCGCGGCCCCGTCCTGGCCGACGAACGCCGCGCGGCACCCCAGGCCCCGGATCGCTGGGAGGACCGGGAGAGAGCGCTCGAGCGTCGCTGCGTGATCTCCCACGACGTCGGGAGCGGGGGCGAACAGACAGCGGCCGGCGTAGGGGGACATCCGCTCCAGCCACTGGAGGTACCGCTCCAGCCGGAAGTTCTCTCCTAGGGTGAAGCACCCGGAGTCCGCGCCCCAGGTTCCCTCGATCGGGGGCGAGCCGCCGCGGGGAGTACAGAGGCGACCGATGAGGCCGGTGCGTATCGCCTCTCGGATCGAAGGAGAATTCGACGTCGCCAGGTAGAGCATCACCGCTTGCGGCGTCCCCTCAGGACGAGGGCTGCGACGACGGCCATCCCGACCTTGACGAGCAACTGGCCAGGCAGCCTGCCAGATCGGGAAGCCAGCGATGGCCAGGAACACGACCGTGTCGACCACGGCTCCCCCGCATCCTCTAGGGTGGCGCGGATCCAGCCCGCCAGTTCGTTCTCGAGCTCGTCGGCAGTGAGCCATGCGGCCGGGATGTTGACGCGCTCGGCTGGCTCCCCTCGGGCGATGAGGTCGCCGGTCAAGGGCGCAGCCTGGGCGTAGGGCTTGCCGATCTCCCGGAGGTGCATGAGGAGGCTCGGATGGCGACGGCGTCCTCGAAGCGGCGCGCGTGCTGGCCGCACAGGGCGATCCCGTCGGCGGCAGGTCGCGGGACGCAGCCCCCCTTGCAGGTGTCGGGGTGCGGAGTGGTCGGGTCCGGGATGTGCTGGCCGCGGATCACGCAGCCCTGGACGAGGCAGTCGCTCATCGTGGCTCCTCGTTCGGCTGGAATCCGATGCGGTACCAGTGCTCGGCGAGCCCGGCGCGCAGGTCGTTGGGCTCGCCCTGGCGTGAGCGCTCAACACTGGCCGACCCCTTGACGTCGACCATCGGCGGCGCGGCTTCCTGCTCCTGTGCCGCGTCCTGCCGGCGTCGGTCCCGGTGTGCCTCGAACGTCAGCGTCATGCGGACCTTCATGCCGCCCCCTCCATGCCCTCGTCGCACGGGCAGTACACACAGGCCAGGTGCGCCATCGTGTCCCCGTTGCCGTACGTGACGATGACGTGATCGATGAACGGCTGGCCCACGTCGATGAGCCGGTTGCAGTGGCAGCAGCGCAGGCCGTAGGGGAACGTCGCGTCGGTCACGACTCGGTACGGGACCGCTATGTCAGGGGGAATCTGGATCGTCTCGTCGCTCACGCCTGCCCCCTCAGCCACTCACGCACCACGTCGGCCTGGACGTTCGCCTGGTGCCACTGCAGGCCCTGGTAACCGACCGGGCGCGTCTTGCCGCCGTCCTCGTCGCCGTTCCAGTAGCCGCAGCGGCAGGTCACGCCCCTCGCCACGGACATCCCAGTCGTCGGCTGGTGCTCACGGAGCGCCCGACCCAGCGCCTCTACCAGTCCGGGCGCCTCCGCAATGGCGGTCAGGGCGGCGTCGGCCTGGTCGAGCGAGAGTTCCCGCTGTTCGGGGTCGGCCCACTCGCGCTCGACCTGCTGGGCCACGGTGAGCCCGTCCTGGTCGATCCGTCCGAGCGTGAGGATCGCCCGCGCCACCCGCTCCCGCACGCCGTCAGTGGTCATGACTTCCTCCACTCACTCTCGGTCATGGACGACAGGTGTGCCCACTCGCAGTGGCAGCCATCCGGGCCGACCGAGCAGCCCTGCGCGTCCCAGGTCCACCCGGCGATGCATCCGAGGCCCTGGACGTGCCGTTCGGGGCCGTGGCCGCACTTGCAGACGGTCTCGCCCATCACGCGCCCCCGTCCGTCACGGTGACTCCGAGGTCGTGCCGCGCACAGCGCTTGCCCGGTCCGCAGACGCAGCCCCGGCGACGGAAGTCGTCGGTGATCGTGGCGACCACTGCCTCGATGCTCTGGATGGTCTCCGTGCAGGCGTCGCAGCGGGTGGCCTCGTAGCGGTACGAGTGGTTGCCGAACGGCTCAGCGTGACGGGCCCGCAGGCACCGCTCCGTGATCTCGTCGCGGACGGCCAACAGCGCGCTCACGCTCACCCCAGGCGCGGCGGGACGAGGGGCGAGGGCGTCGGCGCGGGCACGGAGCCAGTCGGGCACGGGGTGGTACGTGCCGTCGATGCACAGCGCCGAGTCCCACTCGGGATCGATGCGCTCCACATCGTCCGCCGCGTCCCTGAGCGCCTGCGCACCAGCCCGCCCGGCCACCTGCCAGCCGTGCCCGGCCAGCCAAGCGTCGAACTCGGCGTTCTTGACCGGACCGGATGTGCAGGTGTCATCCCCGCACGGTTCGCCCGTGTACGCCTGCCGGATCATCCCTGTCGTCGGAACGTTCATCGCACATCCCCTCTCGTAGACCGAATGACAGCCGTGTGACCCAGGGACAGCGCCCCACCACTGTTCGTCGCTCCTTGCCCTGGTTCCGCCACACTGGCGGGGTCGATTCGGTTGGCGCGAGCACGGAGCCAGGTGCGCGGCGTGCGGTCGTTCGGGCTCCGCTCCCAGCCGTCGTACTGGACGTACTCGTCGTCCCAGTGCTCGCTGTGGCTGCTCGACGGAAGTGGCATCTCGTCCGCTGCCTCCCGCAGCGCCTCGGCCTTGGCCCTGCCTAGCGCGTCCGGGTCCGCGAGGAGACCGGCGGCCGCGAGCACGTCTGCCTGGTGGGCGTGAATCGCGGGGGCGAGGTTGTCCAGGCTGTGAGCGACAGTCGCCCCGCACGACCGGCAGGTCCACGGCTTGCGACCCGTCTCGTCGTGCCGGTGGGGGTCGAAGTCCAGGCGCGAGTGCTCGTCTAGCACCTCCACCGCCTTCACGTCGTCAGCGCTCATCGGGCACCTCGGCGAAGCCACGGTCGGCGATGGCCTTCTCCACGACGCGGAGCAGGCACTCGGTGTGGAAGTCGTAGGTCCGGGTGCGCCACTTCTCCGGGTTGGCCTGCCGCTGGTCCCAGGGCGGGCCACCGGGCCAGTTGCGCGGGTCCCACAACAGGTACCAGGCGGGCGCCTTGGCCTTGTCGGGGTTGCCGCCATAGCCATGGACGAGGCTCGCCCTCTTGTACGCTCGCTCCTCGCTGATCGGTTCGTCGCACAGGTCGCAGATCACCTGGACAGTGCTCACCGGGCGCATCTGGTGGCTCATGCCTGCTCGCCCCCGTCCGTCACGGCGACGCCGATGTCGCGGAGCGTGTCCGTGATCACGCCCGTGACGATTGCCCCGACGGTGCGGCCCTCGGACGGCACCAGTTCGTCCCACCCTGAGTCGAACTCGTAGCGCTGGAGTTCGATCAGCCGCTCCACGCTCACCCCAGGCGCGGCAGCCCCGTGGCGGCACCCGTCGTCCCCGACCCGGTACCCAGGCCTGCACTCGGGACAGGGCGCGGCAGGGCGAGGGCACACAGGCTCGAGCAAGGGGACGTCAGAGATGATCCCAGCGAGCTCCGCCAGCGCCTTGTCGTACGCGCCGCAGTCATCGGCCCCCGCGTCTCGGGCAGCGAGGGCCAACGCTCCTGCGCGGGTCAGGTTCCGCAAGCGGTTACGCCGCTTGAAGTACCGGAGCGCCCACGGCCACTCGTCAGGGTTACCTGTGAGGTAGGCACGTGCGGCCTGGACCAGCTCGTGCCCGCGGCCGGCGTCACCTTCGGGGGTGTACCCTTCGACCTCCACCTGCCGCTTCCGCTCGGCAGCGATGGCCGCCCGGGCCACGTCGTCCGCAGTCACAGCACACCGTCCTCGGAGCCGCTGACGGCGACCACGAACCGGCGGACCGGCGGGTCCTGGCTGAACGCGGTCATCGGGCGGATCTCGATCATGGGAGCCGAGCCGACCTTCTCCAGCGCGGCCATCACGACCTCCCAGGCCTCGGACAGCTCGTCCACCACAGCAGCGATCCGCGTGGTGATCTCCACGGGCCGGGCCATCAGAGGACCAGGGCGCCGGCGAGGGCACCCAGGAGGAGGAAGAAGACGAAGAACAGGAACAGCTTCATGGCGGGAACTCCTTCGGTGGGCGTGGGCCCCCACGCTACCGTCAGGCAGCGTGGGGGGAGAGGCTACTTCCCGGACTGAGAGTGCTCGATCAGGATCTGGCGGAACATGGGGTCCGGCCAGTGTCGGCGGACGTAGTTGGCTCGGTAGAAGAACGGGCCCAGGTCTCTCACCGGACGCCCCCCATCAGGCACCACGTGCCGTCAGACACGGCCTTGACCAGAACCGCGCTCCGCTCCAGGGACTCCGTCGCGGCGCGCATCAGGTCCGCATCGCACAGCATCCGGATCTCCCACTCGTCAGCCATCCAGACGCGGATGCCGGTCACGCGACGACCGTACGGATGGTGTCCGCGAGGACGACCTCGGGGGTGAAGTGGAACTGCTGCCCGTTCGCCCAGGAGTCGCCGGGCCGCGCGGGCAGGGACCGGTTCTCCCGGAAGATGCGCGACTTGCCCTCACCAAACGGCTCGGGCTCGCGGTCGATGACGAAGACGCGCTCACTGATCGGGCTGCCGTTGGCACGGCGGCCAGCGGGCCTGGCGACGATGGTCTTGAGAGCCACGGTAGGGGGCCTTTCTCGTTGGTCGGTGTGTCGAACGAGGACTAGCGTACTCCCTATCTGGAGAGCCCGCTAGTCCTCGGCGCCAACGACTTTCGACAGGTTAGCGTATCGTTGCGCCCGTGACCAAGGACGAGGTGATCGATCGGCTGGTTCAGACCGTTGCCACCTTGAAGGGCATGACCGCCGACCAGGTCAGGGAGGCGTTCGGCATCCATGCTGGCTGACGTGTTCGCGGCCAGCTTGGCCGACCTCATCGACCCACCACAGACGGTCGAGCCTACTCGGTCGCGGTGGCACGACGACCCGGCGGGCTTCGCCCGGGAGTGCATCGACTGGCGCGGCGGGTCAGGGTTGACCCCCTACCAGTCCGAGATCCTCGACGCGGTCCCCCGAGAGAAGAGGGTCGCGGTACGCGGCCCCCACGGTCTGGGTAAGACCATGGAGAACGCGCTCGTCATCCTCTGGTTCTCGATCACCCGCGACCAGGCGGGCATCGACTGGAAGATCGCCACCACGGCCGGGGCGTGGCGCCAACTCGAGCACTACCTCTGGCCCGAGGTCCACAAGTGGGCCAAGCGCATCAAGTGGGACGTCGTCGGGCGGGAGCCGCTGTCAGAGCGGACCGAGCTCCTGACCCTCAACATCAAGATGAAGCACGGGCAGGGGTTCGCGGTCGCGTCGGACGACCCGGCTCTCATCGAGGGTGTCCACGCAGACAGCGTGCTCTACATCTTCGACGAGAGCAAGGCGATCGACCCACAGACCTTCGATGCGGCGGAAGGCGCCTTCTCTGGCGCCGGCGGCACCAAGGCGCTCGAGGCCTTCGCAGTGGCGATGTCGACCCCCGGAGAGCCGTCCGGGCGCTTCTATGACATCCACGCCCGCAAGGCCGGCCTCGAGGACTGGTGGACGCGACACGTCACGCTGGAGGAGGCGATCGCAGCCGGGCGCATCTCCACGGAGTGGGCCGAGCAGCGAGCTGCCCAGTGGGGCAAGGACTCCGCCGTGTACGCCAACCGTGTGCTCGGGGAGTTCCACACGTCTGACTCGGACGGCGTCATCCCGCTGGAGTGGGTGGAGGCAGCGAACCGTCGCTGGGCAGAGTGGGACGAGGCAGGTCGCCCCGTGGGTGACGGCCCGCACCGGCTGGGTGTCGACGTGGCGCGTGAGGGGTCGGACAAGACCGTGCTCGCGGCGCTGGTGGGCGGGGTCATCACGGAGATCCGGCACTACGTGCGGCAGCCGACCACAGCAACCACCGGGGTGGTTGCCGGCGTGCTCGCGGAGGACCCGGAGATGACAGCCCTGGTCGACGTCATCGGGGTTGGTGGTGGGGTGGTGGACCAGCTCCGGGAGATGAAGGTCAAGGTCGTGGCGTTCAACGCGTCCGAGGCCACCCTGAACACCGACCGCTCGGGCGAACTGAGCTTCATCAACACGAGATCCGCCGCGTGGTGGAACCTGCGAGAGCTACTCGATCCCGCCTATGGCGCTACGCTTGCCCTGCCGCCGTCGGACTCGCTCACTGGCGACCTGACGGCCCCCCACTGGAAGGTCACGTCCGCGGGGCGGATCCAGATCGAAGGCAAGGATGACATCCGGAAGCGGATCGGCCGGTCGACTGACGACGGCGACGCTGTGATGCAAGCCTGCTGGGAGCCCCGGGGCACCGCTGGAGCGGCCTTCTTGACCGCGATGAAGACTCGTTTCGAGAGCACGAACACCCAGGTCCCCACCGTTGCTCGCAGCTGGAGGGAAAAGAGAGGCTCCCGTGACGCGTAAGCTGGCGAAGTCCCGCACACCCGCACGCATCGAGCAGGCACTCGTCGACTCTGGGATGGACAGCGGGGCCTCGATGGGGCCTGGTCGGGCCCTCCAGCCGTGGAAGGGTTACTCCCAGCGTCCCCGCTCCACAGACTACCCTGTCGGCGTCAACATCTCGACGCAGTCTCGTGGGTCGTGGGGGCGCACCAGCTTCTCCACGATCAACGCGATCATCGACTCGTACGACATCGCCCGGGCGTGCATCAACCACGTGATCGACGAGCTCCGCTCCATGGAGCCGATGTTCCTGCCCCTGGACGGCTTCAAGGGCGACACCGAGACGGCCGTGGCCGCGGCTCGCGCCGCGCTGGCCTTCCCTGACCGAGAGCTGCCCTACGACGCGTGGCTCTCCAAGTGGCTGGAGAACGTGCTCCGCTATGACGCGGCGCCCCTGTACTACCGCCGCAACCTGAACGGCGACATCATCGGCCTCGAGGTCGTCGACGGCACGACCATCGCCCCGTACGTCGACGAGAACGGTCGCCGGCCCAAGCCGCCCGCGCCGGCCTTCTCGCAGATCATCCACGGGCAGGTGTGGAACTGGTTCACCTCGGACGACATCGAGTACGCGCCGTTCCGCCCCCAGACCAACAGCCCGTACGGACTGGCGCCGATCGAGGCGATGCTGCTCAACGCCAACACGGACCTCCGGTTCCAGTGGCACTTCCTCCAGATGTTCACGGAGGGGTCGGTGCCCGCCGGGTTCATCGAGCTGCCCCCGGACGTCACCAGCCCGGACCAGGTCGCCGAGTGGCAGGACTACTGGGACGCGACGGTCCTGGGGGACCAGGCGAAGCTGCACCAACTCCTGGCTGTCCCGAACGGGACCAAGATCGCCGAGACGCGTCCCAAGGCGTTCGACAAGACCTTCCCCGAGTACCTGGCCAGCCGCACGGCGATGGCGTTCTCTGTCGTACCGCAGGACCTCGGCATCGTGCAGGACGTCAACCGGGCCAACGGCGAGACGCAGACGGACATCCAGTTCCGGGTCAACACGCTCCCCAAGGTCCGCTACGTGGAGGGGGCCCTCAGCCGGTACATCGCCAGGCTGGGCCTCCCGATCAAGATCTCCCTGGACACCGGCCGCGACAAGGAAGACCGGCTCCAGGAGGCTCAGGCCTGGGAGATCTACATCCGCAACGGGCTGGCCTCGCCGGACGAGGGTCGGTCCGAGCTGCTGGGCCTCCCGACGGACAACCAGAACCCGCTGCAGCGCTTCGTCTTCACGGAGCGCGGCGGCCCCATCCCCCTGTCTGCGATCCAGGCGGTGTCCGGGGCGACCGATGCCGAGTCCTTCTCTCCGCTGGTCGGAGCAGAGCTGCCCCACCACCCGTTCACGCCGGTCGAGGGCGTCACTCCGCAGAAGCCGCCGAGCGGGCTCCCCCTCGCCGTGAAGGCGTTCCCTGCGGACAACCAGGCTGCTCTCGTGGCCGCCGAGACGCCCGTCGCCAAGGAGCAGGCCGCGTTCTCCCGGTTCGTGAAGGCCCGGGCCAAGGCGGGCCGCTGGCGGGACTTTCAGTTCTCCGAGACCCCGGAGCAGGAGGCGCACCGACTGAACGCGGCCGCTCGCGCAGCCATCCGCAAGGCGGCCGGCGAGACGGTGGCCGCGGGGTTGGCCGTCCGGGCAGAGGACACCGGCCGGGTGCTCATGCTGCAGCGGAGCTTCGACGAGGGAGACCCCGCCGGCGGCAAGTGGGAGTTCCCGGGGGGCCATCTGGAGGACGGCGAGATCGCCCTCCAGGCAGCGCAGCGGGAGTGGTGCGAGGAGACTGGCCTGCCGCTGCCGGAGGGGACGTTCTCGTCCGGCTGGACGTCCGGCCTGTACACCTGCTACATGCTCTCCATCCCGTTCGAAGGCGAGCTGGACCTGAACGTGCAGCGCCCCGCCGACCCGGATGGGGACGGGGCTGAGGAGCTCGCCTGGTGGGAGCCACGGCTGCTGGTCGGCAACCCAGCCATCCGAGCCGAACTGGCTGCAGTGGCGAAGCAGGTCCGCGACGTCCTCACCCCCTCTCTGCTGAAGTCGGCTTGGGAGGACCACCCGGTCCGACGTGTGGAGGACGAGCTCGTCGCCGCGCACGCGGACCCCATCCGGTCGGCTCTGGCGGGCACTCTGAACGCCGAGCAGGCGCACACGCTGGCTGCGGGGTACCTTGCCCGACGCAAGTGATGCCCGTGCGTACGTGTCCGAGCTGCTGACGCCGGACACGTCTCGGTTGCGCGCTGCGCTGGACGCGGCGCGTACGTCGGGGTACAGCGCCGGGTTGCTGACCGCAGCCGAACAGACCCCCGGGATCGCCGCAGCGGTGGGCGGTGTGGCGATCCCGGGTTCTACCGAGGAGTGGTCGGCCTTCTGGGACCAGTGGCGCCCAGGCAACGCGCCGGCCGCCACCCTGCTGGACGACGGGGGGTTGGCGGCTCTGTTGGCCAGCTCGGACGCCACGGTGAAGGGGATCGAGGGCACGCTGCTGGACGGTCTCGGGTCGCGGCTCGCCGATGGAGTCTCCCGGGGTTTGTCTACCGACGAGATCGCGCGTACACTCACCGACTACGTCAACGACCCCGTGCGCGCAGCCATGATCGCCCAGACCGAGACGGCCCGGGCGGTGTCCGCCGCGTCCCGTGACGCCTACGGCGCAGCGGGCATCGCTCAGGTGGACTGGCTCGTGTCGCCGGGGGCCTGCAACATCTGCCAGGGGTACGCAGACGACGGCCCCTACTCGCTGCAGACCCTGCCGGAGGAGCCGGCCCACCCGAACTGCCGCTGCTCCTACGCGCCGCGCGACCCGGGGATGACCGCGAGCCACGCTGCCGCAGACGAGCTCACCGCAGAGCCAGTCGGAGCTGCGGCGGTGGTGTCCGCAGGGACCTCCGACGCTACGGCGGACGCTCTTTCGGCCTACACCGGGGAGGCTCCGCTAGGCTCCTGGGCCAAGGGGGGCATGCAGAAGTACGTTCAGGAAGACCTGATGAGCCAGGCCCGGTCCATCAGCGGGCAACCCCTCGCGGCTCTCAGCGAGTACATCGACAACGACATGTTCACCCCAGTGAATGCCTATCTGCGAGGAGACCGATCGGTTTCCTCCAGCGACGTCAAGTCCATCATCTCCGGGATCGACAAGGCTCTCCAGGGCACCTCTACGATGTCGGACGGGGTGGTGTTCCGGGGTGTTCCTGCAAGCGCTTTCGACGAGCTGAAGGTCGGCAAGGTTCTCACTGATCCGGGCTACATGAGCACCTCGGTGAACCCGTCGTCTGCCCTCGCCTTTGCCAGCTACGAGGATGAAGGCGTTGTCCTTCGGCTGACTGTCCCCGCTGGGTCTCGAGCCCTCGCGGTGGACGGGTTGAATACAGACTCGGTCCTAGGGGAGAGCGAGATCATCCTCCCGCGCGGTACCTCGATGAAGATCACCAAGATCGCCGAGGCTGAAGGAAAGCGAATCGTCTACGCGAAGGTGGTGCCTGGTGCCTGAGGCTCGCTACGTGCTGGGGCTCGCCTACCAGGCTGGCCCTGACCCGCGCATCGCCCGGGGGCTCGACGGGACGCGCGACTTCTTCAGCCCTGAGGAATTGGAGCGCGCGGCCTGGTCGTTCCTGGACGAGGGTGGCGAGCAGGTGGGCCTCTTCCACGTCGACGGCACCACCGGAGCGGCTCGCGTGGTCGAGTCGTACATCTACCGCGGTCCGGATTGGGACATCAACGGTACGCTCATTCGAGCGGGTGACTGGCTCATCGGAGCGATCTGCGACGAGAGGGCCTGGAACCTCGTCAAGTCTGGCCGGGTTACCGGCTTCTCTCCCCAGGGCAGTGCCCAGCGACGCAAGAGGAGTGTGTGATGGCCAAGCCCGTTCCCCCCGAGGACCCGGAAGAGTGGCTCGAGGCGCACCACGCTCGAGTCCCCCGGGTCGACCTGGTCGCGAAGGCCGCGAACGGCTCGCCACGCTTCCTCATGATGAAGTCGGAGGGGCTGCTCGACGCGGACACCGTGCGCGGCCTGATCGCCAAGTCGGCGCCGGCCGCTGCCACCACCGTCACCGCAGTCACCGGGTCCCCCGACGACGTCGCCCACGCCATGCACGCCATCCACCGCGCCACGCAGCTCCAGAAGGCTGCGGAGACCACACCTGAGGAGAACCCGATGGACCCTGTTCTGAAGGCCGACGACGCGGCGGACGCAGTGGAGGTCGTCGAGTCCGACATCGTCCCCGACGCCGACGCGGTCTCGGTCGAGGCGGAGGGCGACCCGGACGACCCCACCACTCCCGCGTGGGAGGCGGTGGACGCGGCGCGGGCCCGGCAGGCTCTCGAGCTGGTGCTGGCGCTCCAGGCCATCGTCCAGCAGGGCACCGCGAGGGAGACGCAGGAGCTCGCGCTCGGCACCGGCGAGACCGACGACGTGTGGGCCCTGGAGGACGTCCTCTGCTCCATCGACGACATCATCAACACGCTGGCGCCGTTCGCGGTGACCGAGCAGGCGGAGGCCGACCGGCTCTCGTCCGTGATGCTCAAGTCCGGCCGGGTGCTGTCGGGCACCAACCAGGCCCGCATCGAGGGAGCGATCCAGGCTCTCACCGAGGTCCTCAACACGCTGCCGGCACTCGTCGACATCGAACCGCTCGCGAAGGAGATGAACGTGGAGACCGGGCTCGAGAAGGCGAAGGGTGACCCGCTGACCCCGGTGTACGACGAGAGTGGCAAGCTCGTCGGCATGGTGAACGCGGAGGACCTGGTCCCGATCGCCTCCGCCGCAGCGCCGGCCGTCGAGGAGGCAGCCCCCGCCGAGGAGGTGGCCCCCGCCGAGGAGGCGGCCCCCGCCGCTCCCGCAGAGCCGGCCGCCGAGGTGCAGGTCCCCGGGACCGACACCATCCAGGCGCCCCCGGTCAAGCCGGAGGAGGAGACGACCCCCATCACCAAGGCCATCCAGGACGCGGTCACCGCTGCGCTCGGAGAGGTCCTGGCCCCGCTCGTGAAGCAGGCCGGCGACAACGCCGGACTGAACGAGCTGGTCAAGGGCCTGCAGGAGCGCGTCGAGCACCTGTCCACGATGCCGGACGACCGCAGGTCCCCGCTGCTCGGCGGTGGGACCGGCATCGCCGGGTCCGCTCTCCGGGGCGGGCAGGACGACGTGCTCGCCCCGCTCCGCAAGGCCGTGGAGGACGAGCAGGACCCGACCAAGAAGATGCAGGCACGAACCGCGCTGGCCCACGCTGCGATCCTGCAGCGGTTCCAGCAGTAGACCCCCAGAAGGAGAAAGAGCAATGAACCTCGACACCATCTCCGCGGAGACCTTCGAGCTCATCAAGGCGACGATCACCTCCGGCATGACCAGCACCACCGGCGTCTTCGGCGTCGACCTGATCGACCTGGTCTCCCTTGTCCCGGTGGAGACGCCGTGGCGCGACCAGCTCGCCCGCAACCAGGCCGCGGTGGGCGCCACCACGGCCCAGTGGCGCGCCCTGACCAACATCAACAACCAGCAGCCGAACCCGTTCGTCGGCATGGACAACGCGGGTGGCCTCGTCAAGACCTCCCTCCAGAACGTGTCCGCGGTGTACCAGCCGCTGGCCGCCGGCTACTCGGTCACCGAGGACGCCGTCGCGCTGGCGCACGGCTTCGCCGACGCGAAGGCCGTCGAGATCTTCTACGCGATCAACCAGTGGAAGATCATGGAGGACAAGGCCCTCCTCGGCGGGCAGGCGTTCGCGCTGACCCGCCCGTCCGCGCCGACCCTCGCCGACGCGGTCACCGGCGGCACCATCCCGGTCAGCACCACGGTGTACGTCGGCGTCGCCGCGCGCACCGGGTCCGGCTACTTCTTCTCGGCCGGCAACTCCCAGGGCAACTCCGCCAGCGTCGCGACGTCCGCCTCCGGTGGCAACGTGCACTCGGTCACGGCGTCGATCCCGTCCGTCCGCGGCGCCGTCGCGTACGACTGGTTCGTCTCGGCGAACGGCGCCACGTGGTACTACTTCACCACGACCACGATCCCCTCGACCGTGATCACGTCCCTCATCGTGGCCAACCAGGTCCCGCCGACCTCGCTGCCCGAGCTGACCACCGCCGTCCCGACGTTCCTCGCGTCGGGCGACAACGGGTCCGCCGGCGCCAACGAGTTCAACGGCCTGCTCGCCACGCTGGCCGGGGACTACAACAGCGGCGGCGCTCAGGTGTCGTTCGGCTCGGGCACCCCGTCCGGGGCGATCTTCATCGACAACGCGGGCGGTCAGCTGACCGTCGCGGGTGGCGGCATCGCGCAGCTGGACGCCCTCAACCTGGCGCTCTTCAACTCGAGCCGGCTCTCGCCGACCGCGTACATGATCAGCGCCCAGGAGGCGAACACCATCTCCGCCCTGGTCCTGAACAACCCGGGCGCGGTCACCTACCTCTCCATGAACGACCCGACGGGTCGTGGGGAGATCTCGGCGGGTGGCTCCGTCGCGACGTACGTCAACCGGTCCAAGCCGGGCGCCAAGATCCGTCTCGAGGTCCACCCCGCGGTGGCCCCGGGCACGATCATCGCGCGCACCGACACGGTGCCCTTCCCGGGCTCCGAGATCGGCAACGTCTTCTCGGTCCGCACCCAGCGGGACCTGTACGACTACGTCTACGGCTCCGACCGCAGCCACGGCGGCCCCCGGGTCGACGGCGAGTCGCGGTCCATCGAGACGCTGATCAACAAGGCCCCGGTCGTCAACGGGGTCATCCAGAGCGTCCGCCCCTGACGCCCTGAGCCCTGGCCCCGCGATAGTCTCGCGGGGCCAGGGCTCGCCCCCGCCCATCCAGAAGGAGATCAGCATGCGCATCATCTCGCTGAACGGCTCGCAGACCATCCAGTCCCCGGAGCTCGGCACGGTCGAGGCCGGAGAGGACGGCGTCTTCGACGTCGGGACCGAGCTCGGCACACACCTGCTGCAGTTCAAGGCGCTGTACGTCACGGAGGAGGAGCACCACGCTGCTGCTCTGCGGACCGCGGTCGCGGAGCTGTCCGACCCCACCCGGGTGCCGGAGATCCTGCTCCAGCTCATGGAGCGGGTGAGCCTGCTGGAGAAGGCGATCCTCCCGGAGAGCGCCTCGGAGACGGAGACGGCCCCGAGTACCCCCGCAGCGGCCCCCGACTCCTCGACGCCCCCTTCGGGGACCGACGAGGAGGCTGCTCTCCTGGTGGCGGAGAAGCGTGCCGCCGCTGAGGCCAAGCGCCAGGCCACCCTGCAGGCCAAGAAGGCCGCAGCGGAGTTGCAGGAGTGACGGTTCTCCCGATCCCGAGCCACGCCGGCGGGACATGCGGCGCGGCTCGGGAGCGGGAGGCCCCCGTATCGGCCGACCACGACTACGCTTGTCACCAGGGAGGCTGAACCCGTGCCAGTAGTCGCGCCGTACGTGACCACCTACACCAGCCACGTTCCGTACATCACACTGGCGGAGTGGCTCGCCGCACCGACGTCCCTCGACATCTTCAACCTGGTGCCCGGGGGGACGCAGGAGCAGCAGAACGCCGCGATCCGGTCCCAGATCGAGAGGGCCAGCTCGTGGATCGACCGCATCTGTCACCAGGTGCTCGCGGCGACGAAGGACACCTCCATCCGCCGGTGCCGCGTTGACGTGCGAGGCTACGTGAAGATGCCGCTGCCCCGCAAGCCGGTGCTCGAGGTCGTCGCCGTGTCGGTGGGGTCATCGCCGAGCAACATGTCGGCGCTGTCGACCCTCGTCGACGTGGAGATCGGAGAGCACGGGGTTGTCTCGATCCCTGTGTACAACGCGTCCCTGGGGCGCGGTTCTCTGCCGCAGCCCTTGGTCCAGGTGACCTACATCAACGGCTGGCCCAACACCCTCCTGGCAGCCAACGTCCCTGCTTCTGCCTCGTCCCTGACCGTCGCGTCGTCTCTCGGCATCTACCCCGGGTCTGTCCTCTCCATCTACGACACGGACCTCACCGGCGGGACCGAGCAGGTGACCGTGGCGTCGACCTTCGTCCCAGGCGGGACCACTGTCCCCCTGACGGCCCCCACGCAGTACGCGCACGTCAGCGGGACGTCCTTCTCTTCCCTCCCCCCAGTCGTGAAGGAGGCTGCCGTCTTGCTGACGAGCGCGCTCCTGCAGACCCGCGGGGCGGACGCGCTCGTCATCGGTTCAACCGATCCCCCTCAGCAGACCCCCATGTCCAACGGGATGAGCCAGGCAGAACGTCTGGCCTCGGCGATGCTCGCAGACTACCGGAGGGTCCGGTGAGCCGCAGCACCGTACGTCACGCGATCGCGGACTACCTCACCGCAGGGGCGATCACCGGGGTGGGCACCATCTTCGCCTCGCCGCCCAAGCTGTCGCGCACGTCTGACGCTCTCGTCGGCGCTGCGCCGGGCGCTGTGAGCGGGGCGGTGGTCTACATCGAGATCACGGAGTCGTTCGAGATCCGAGTGGGCCTTGGCGGGACAGGAGCTGGCAAGAAGAGCGTTCACCACACGGTGCAGTGCTACGTCTTCTTCCACTCGGTGCAGCGGCGAGCTGAGGACGCCATGGACGACCACGACGACATCATCGAGGGTCTGCTGGTGCGTATCCGGGCAGACCGGACCCACGGCACTGCCGGGTCCGAGTTTCCCATCCTCCAGGCCGGCGAGGGGGACCCGGGCATCGCCGTGCAGACCAGCTTGCCCAAGGACGCCGGGGGTGGCGCCATCGACATCTGGACGTCCATCAAGTTCGACGCAGAGGAGTTCATCACAGCATGACTGCCAAGAAGCTCGACCAGGTCCCGGAGGCCGACCAGGTCCCGGAGGCCGACCAGGTCCCGGAGGCCGACCAGGTCCCGGAGGCCGACCAGGTCCCGGAGGCCGACCAGGTCCCGGACGGTGCCGAGGCGCTCGGCGTGAGGTACCGTTTCACCGGGGAGCACGAGTCGTACGTCACCCTGCCGGACGCCTCTGTTCGGCTCACCCAGCCCGGCGAGCTCGTCGCCCTGCCGGACTACGGCGAGGCCGGCCCCGGCCCCGCATGGGTCATCGAGTAGGAGAACCTCATGTCTGACCAGCAGCCCGTTCCGGACGACGCGGTCCTCCCGGACCCGTCCGGCCAGCCCGAGGACGTCGCCCCCGTCGTGGAGGTCGAGCACGCATGAGCGCCCAGGATGCTCTTCGCAAGGCTGCCGGTGAGATCGGCTACTACGCGCCGGCCGACCCGCTCCCCGGGTCCAAGTACGGGCGCTGGATGGCCGACAAGCTGGGCCAGCCGTGGCTGGCCGGCCCCAGCACGTCGATCTGGTGGTGCGTCATCTTCGTCTCGTGGGTGCTGGACGGCCTCGCCAACGTGCCCGGGCTGCCGGGCTTCAACACGACGCGGCTGCTGGCGGGAGACCCGGGGCAGCGCCTGGCCAACATCCACGACGCCCGGCCGGGGGACCTGGTTCTCTTCGACTGGGACAAGTCCACGTCCGCGCTCAACCACATCGGCATCGTCGAGATCAACGCGGGGGGCTACCTGCAGACCCTCGAGGGTAATACCTCGGGGTCCACGAACGGCAGCCAGTCCAGTGGCAACGGAGTGTGGCGGCGAACCCGCAGCTGGAGCGTCGTCGCGGCGATTCTGCGGCCGGCGTACATCGACGCTCCGGCTCCGGCTCCGGCTCCGGCTCCGGCTCCGGCTCCGGCTCCGGCTCCGGGCATCGCGGCCCCGCCGTTCCCGCTGCCCGCGGGTTCGTACTTCGGATGGCTCTCTGGCCCGGCGGCCTCCGTCTCGGGGTACCACAGCCACCGGGAGGACCTGCGCCGCTGGCAGCAGCGGATGCACGACCGCGGCTGGAACATCAACCCCGACGGGTACTACGGCTCCCAGACCGCGGGGGTCGCTCACGACTTCCAGGTCGAGAAGGGCCTGACCGTCGACAGCAAGATCGGCCCCCAGACCTGGGGTGCCGCCTGGACCGCTCCGATCACCCACTGACCGAGGAGAAGCAGCGACATGGCAGGACCCTACGCCAACAGCAGCAGCCAGATGGGGATGGCGATCGAGACGGTCCGAGGCACCGCCGCTGCCGCTCCCCTCCTCTTCATCCCGGTGAAGAACCCCAAGATCCAGCCGGTGCTGACCACGGTGGACAACGACTCTCTCGTGGGGTCCGCGATCACCATGATCGACCAGCTCATCACCAAGCGGCACGACGAGTACTCGTTCACGTGCTTCGCGTACGTGGACACACTGCCCGCGCTCCTGCGGGGACTGCTCGGCGGGGCGGACACGACCACCGGCACCGGGCCCTACGTCCACACCGTCTCGCTGCTCAACAACGCGATGGCGACGGGCAACCAGCCTCCGAGCTACACGTTCTTCGACTGGGACGGCTACCAGCTCCGCACCATGGCCGGCGGGCAGATCGACGAGCTGCAGTTCAAGTTCACCGCGACGGGCCTCATCGAGGTCATCGTGAAGGTGCAGACGCTGCCGTACGTGGCGACCTCCACGGCCCCCACGGCGGTCTTCTCGACGGTGGCTGCGGCCCCCGCCTGGAACTGCGTCACGTCCCTCAACGCGGTCACCACGACCCCCATCGTCGACGGACAGCTCTCCTTCAAGCGGGGCGTCAAGCCGCTCGAGACCCTGGGGCAGATGGCGCCGTTCCAGCTGTTCGCGGGGCCCCTGGACGCGTCCGGGGCGTCGCTCACGGTCATCAACGCCGCCGACGTGGAGCAGAACCTGGCGCTGACGGGGACCGCGTTCCCGCTCTCGCTGACGTTCAACATCCCCACGAGCCCGGGCATGTCGTTCAAGTTCCAGGCCAGCGTCGTGAAGGCGTCCCAGACGCACCAGGAGCGCGGCTCCGACGGCGTCATCATCACGCAGCTGGACCTGAAGCTGATCGGCAACTCCACGGACGCGACCTCGGGCGGCCTGTCCCCGGTCAAGTTCATCGCCACCAACAGCCAGTCGACGGCCTACTGACATGCGCCGCATCGAACTGGACGGCGGCCACTGGGCCGTCCTGCGGGAGCCGGCCCGGGCCGAGGAGACGGGAGACCTGCGGGACTACTACACCGTCTCCGGCCGCCGAGGCATCTCCGTGCTGGGCGGGCGGGTGTCCCTTGAGGGGCGTCAGCTGATCGAGAGCATCAACGTGATGGAGCCGGGCCCGGAGCGCGACCTGCGCCTGGCCCGCCTCGACATGGACCTCTCGGAGGAGGACCTGGACACGTTCCTCCGACTGACGGAAGCCACAGTGGTCGCCCTCCTGTCGGAGTGGTCCTTGGCCCGCCCGCTCCCCACCGTGAAGACGGTGGGGGACCTCCCCGGTCCGATCTACGACCAGCTCTCCGCGGCCGCTGCAGAAGACGCCGCGAAGGCCGCGGACCTCTCCCTGGACACCAGCGTGGGGGATGGGACCCCGGACCCAAAAGAGCCTTCTGGCGGCTCCGAGAGCTCCAGTGGAGCCTAGAGGGGCGCCAGGGGGCCGACCCTGACCCGGAGGTTCGGGACAGGTGGCGGTCGTTCCAGTACCGACGTATGATGGGGGTCACAGTGAAGCAGTACGAGGGGACCCCCGCTCTCATCGTTGACTGGGATCTCGAGCTCGCTGCCACAGAGCAACGTGCCACGGAAGCTGTGAGGAAGCCGTGAGCGAGCTGTTCGGTGTCGCAGAGGTGCAAGCGTTCTTCGCTGAGATGGCTGCCCAAGCGGAAGAGGTTTCTCGGGAGATCGTCAAGCGCGGCGAGGCCGTGGTGGAGAGCGCGGCCAAGCGCAGCTTCACTGGTTCGCACCGCCGCACTGAGCCCACTACCGCTCCTCCGGGGCACCCCCCTGACGTTGTCACCGGGATGCTCCGGAGGTCGATCGTCTCCTCTCCGGTGGAGATGAACGGGTTCACTGCGAAGGGTACGGTGTACCCAACAGCGATCTATGCCCGCATCCAGGAGCTCGGGGGCATCGCCGGCCGCGGGGCCCACTTGCCGGCACGCCCGTACCTCCAGCCCTCGCTCGAGGAGTCCATGCCGGAGTTGCGACGCATCGCAACCGAGGAATGGTCTTCTCTCACCCGCCTCTGAGGAGGACGCTGTGCCCCTGCCTCCTGTCGTCGCAGTCCTGACGGCCAACACCGCTGGGTTCAAGGCCGGACTGGCCGAGGCGAGCGGCGAGCTGGAAGCGTTCGCGGCCACCAACAAGAGCACCATGGCCGCGGCCTCCAACGTCGGCGGGTTGCTCATCAAGGGCGTCGCTGTGGGGACCCTCGCAGTGGGGGCCGCTTCCGTCAAGATGGCGGGGGACTACCAGGAGTCGGTCACCCGGTTGAAGACGGGCGCTGGCGAGTCTGAGGAGAACCTCGGACTCGTGTCGAGCGGCATGCTGAAGATGGCCTCCAGCGTCGGCACGTCGACCGGGGCTCTCGCGGACGGGATGTTCCTGGTGGAGTCCGCCGGGTACCGCGGGGCTGACGGGCTCAACGTTCTGAAGGCGGCCGCTCAGGGGGCCAAGCTCGGGAACTCGGACCTGAAGACCGTGGCCGACGGCGTGACCACAGCCCTGACGGACTACCAGAAGCCGGCTGGGGACGCGGCCCTGGTGACGTCGCAGCTCGTCACCGCCGTGGCCCTCGGCAAGACCACGATGGGGGACCTCAGCGGGTCCCTGTCGACGGTTCTTCCGCAGGCCTCCAAGGCGGGCATCGGGCTGGACCAGGTGCTGGGTGCGATGTCGACGATGACTGCGCAGGGCGTGTCCGCGCAGCAGTCGGCGCAGAACCTGGCTGGGACGATCTCGTCCCTCCAGAACCCCTCGTCCGTGGCCTCCAAGGCGATGGCCCAGATGGGGCTCAACAGCATCGACGTGGCGCAGAACCTGGGGACCAAGGGACTGACCGGAACCATGTCGGACCTGTCCTCCGCGATCATGGCACACATGGGCCCGGCCGGCCTGGTGCTGCAGTCCTCCTTCAACGAGAGCAAGCTCGCCGCGGACTCGGCCCAGAAGATGCTCACCCAGCTGCCCCCGGACTTGCAGAAGCTGGCGCAGGGGTACCTCGACGGAACAGTCACCCAGAAGGAGTGGGCTGCGGAGCTGAAGACCCAGCCGGCTCTCACTGCGAACCTCGGACGTCAGTTCGCGACGACAGCCAAGCAGGCGAACGGCTTCTCGGACCAGCTCAAGTCCGGCAAGGGAGACGCGGCCACCTTCAACGCGATCATGTCCGACATGACCGGTGGGCAGTCCGGGCTGAACACGGCGCTCGCCCTGACCGGGGGCAACCTGTCCACCTTCAACGCCAACGTGGACGCGGTGGGGTCGGCGAGCGCGGACGCGTCCGGCAACGTCAAGTCCTGGGGAGACGTCCAGAAGGACTTCAACTTCAAGCTCGACCAGGCAAAGGCGTGGGCAGAGGCTCTCGGAGTGAAGATCGGCACAGCTCTGATCCCCAAGCTGGAGCAGGGGATCGACCTGTTCCGGCAGGGTGTTGACTGGATGGGCAAGCACAAGGTCCTCATGGAACGGCTCGGCATCGCGGTCGGTGGGTTGGCCGCGTTCTTCGTCCTCACCAACATCGCCATGGGGGTGTCGAACACCGTCAAGGGGATCAACGCGGTACTGACCGGCAAGGAGACCGCGAGCACCGTCCTCCAGGTGGCCGCGCTAGGTGCCCAGAAGGTGGCCACGCTGGCGAGCTCGGCAGCGACCGCAGTCTTCTCTGGGGCTCTCTACGGGCACATCGCAGCGTTGGTGGCTGACAAGGCGCAGACGGTCGTCTTGGTCGCGATGTACGCCAAGGACTGGGTCATGGCGCAGGCCGCGTCTCTGAGCGGAACCGTCGCCAACACCGGGGCGATGGCCGCGCACGCGATCGCTGCCGGCGCGATGCGCGCAGCCACCATGGCGACGTCAGTCGCGTCGGGGGTGGCCACAGCGGCCCAGTGGCTCTGGAACGCTGCCATGGACGCGAACCCCATCGGGATCGTCATCGTTGCTGTGGCCGCGCTGGTGGCCGGGATCGTCTGGATCGCCACCAAGACCACCTGGTTCCAGGACCTGTGGGGCGCCGTCTGGCCCGCGATTCACGGGGCCTTCTCCGCCGCGGTCGACGGCATCAAGGCCGTCGCCGACAAGGTCTGGGGCTTCCTCCAGAACATGTTCAGCTGGTCTCCGCTGGGCCTCGTCATCGAGAACTGGGGGGCGATCCGGGGGGCGTTCACTGCTGCGGTCGAGGGCATCAAGGCCGGCGCCGACAAGGTCTGGGGCTTCCTCAAGACCGCGTTCAGCTGGACTCCCCTGGGGATGATCATCGACAACTGGGGGGCCATCGAGGGCTTCTTCAAGGGGTTGCCAGAGAAGATCGGGAACGCGCTCTCGACGGTCGGAGACTTCTTGTCCGCCCCGTTCAGGGCGGGCTTCAACATGGTCTCCAACCTCTGGAACAAGACCATCGGCAGCCTGGATGTCGACCTCCCGAGCTTCCTCGGAGGAGGGCACATCGGCTTCCCCAAGCTGCCGACCTTCGCCAACGGGGTTCAGAACTTCGTCGGCGGGTTGGCGCTGGTCGGGGAGCACGGCCCCGAGCTGGCGAACCTCCCCCGAGGGACCAACATCACTCCCGCCGGCCCCACCAGAGAGATCATGAACGGGCGGGACGACTCCGGCAGTCAGCCCGCCTACTTCACGGACGGGCAGGTCGAAAAGCTCGCGAGCGCTATTGCGGCCGCGGTTCAGGGTAAGGTCGCCTCGTCGATCAAGGGAGCGCTGCGCTGACATGGCTGTGATCCTGACTGCCGCTCTCGTCTCGGCGCGCGTCCCCCAGCCGGTCCAGCTTGTCCTCAACGGGATGACCCTGGGCAACACCTACGTTGTCACCGGCACTACCACTGACGGGACCACCTGGTCCATCCCCGGCGGAACCGGGACCTCGGACGGCACGCAGCTCGTGCTGACGGACAACCGAGCTGCCTTCAACACCCCCGTCACGTACCAGGCCATCGTCGCTGGGGCGGCGTACACCTCCTCCCCGATCACGATCCCGTTCAGCGGGTACTCGGCCCTGCAGTCTCTGGATGGCACTCTGTTGGCGTCGGTGACGATCGCTTCTACGGCGATCCCTCGTCAGGGGGGCACTCGGGTGGCGGTGTTCCGTGTGGCTGGTCGTCGCGCTCCGGCCACACGTGTCGACCTTTCCGTCACAGACTCGTGGTCCTGGGCGATGTACGCCGATGGCAGCAACGCTCCTCTCGTCAAGGCCATCCTGGACACGGGAACGCCAGCGGTTCTGAGATCGGTGCTGGGGTTGGCGGATCTTCCCCCCGTCCTTCTTCTCCAGCCAACGGGGTGGTCCTCGCAACTGGTGTCTCCGATCGCCCTCTTGCGGCTCTACCAGATCGACGCGATCGAGATCGAAGACCCGCAGCCGATGACCCCCTTGTCGGCCTTCACCTGGGACGACTTCGACACGGCCATGGCTGCCTACGACTGGACCTGGTATGCCTCCTTCGAGTCGGGCACGACTGGCTGGTCCGTGGGCGGTGGCAGCACCGTCCCCACGCTCGCCAACCCGGCGTCCGGAGGCTACTCCGGAGTCGCCTACGCCTGGTTGACCGCTCAGGCGGCCGGCGCAACGTACTGGCTCGCCGAGAGCCCCGGCCAGGCGTGCTCGGTCGGAACCGTGTGGTCCGCCTCGGCCTACGTCAAGGGCGTCGCTGGGCGCACCGCCTACATCCAGATCAACTGGACGGGGGGTGGGACGTCCGCTGGGGCCGCTGCCACTCTCACAGGGAGCTGGCAGGAGGTGACTGTGACTGCCGCAGCGCCGGCGGGCACCACCGCAGCGAAGGTCGCCGTCATCGGCGGCGCGTCCGGAACGCTAGTCGGCGACACTCTCGGCATCGACGCCATCTCCTCTGGAGCACGCAGCAGCGCTCCAGTCGCAACGTTCGACGACGCGTTCGCAACACTCGCCTGGGACCAGTTCGACACGCAGGACTGGTCGCTGATCTAGCATGCGCTCCGGCCCCCCAGACGACGTCCTCGACGGCTCTTGCGCGTGGTGGCCTACAGTTACGTCCTGGTTGGGAGGAACGCTCCTCTCCGCCACCGTCCCGATCCTCTCCGGCCATGTTACGGGCAAGGCTGGGCAGGACGTACCGGAGCAGGTCACTCTCTCGGTCCCCCGCTACGCTGCACCAGGCCCCGGGCAGAACGTCATCGACTGGCGGCCCGGCCAGAACTTGGTGCACCCCCTGGCCCGCTATGGGCAGGAGCTGCAAGTCTCGATCAACGTGGCCTCTCAGGTGACTGGGGACGTGTGGACCACCCGAGTGGGCCGGTTCCTCATCACAGACTGGGCCGACGATGACTCGGGGCAGATCACGGTCGCTGGAGACGGCCTGCTGCGGCGCTCCATCGACGATGCGCTCACGACCCCCCTGGTCCCCCTGGCCGGTGGAACGCTCATGTCAGAGGCTCGCCGCCTGTTGCCGGCTGGGATGGGCGCGTCATTCGACGCGGCGCTGGTAGATCGGGCGTGCCCCAAGTCAATGGCGTGGTCGTCCAACCGTCGGGTCGCCCTGCAGGAGATCGCCGATGCGTGGCCCGCGCTGTTGCGTACCGACGAGTGGGGACAGGTTCTGTTCGAGGCGCCCCTGCCCGACGTCCCTGTTCCGGTGCTCTACCTCACCGACGGAGTACGGGGCACAGTCATCAAGGCACCGCGTACGGACACCCGCAGCGACTCCTTCAACCGTGTGGTGGCCCGCAGCTCCGCAGTGGACACCGCGGACATCCAGGCGATCGCTGAGCAGACCACTGGCCCCATGGCCACCACCGGCCCGTACGGGCCGGTGACCAAGATCTTTTCGTCCCCCCTGATCGCCACAACCTCCGCCGCGTTGGCTTCCGCGAAGACCGTCCTCGCCAACGCGCTGCGCCCCACACGGGTCTTGCCTCTGCAGCTCGCGCCGGATCCCCGCATCACCATCGACGACGCGTTGTCAGCGACTCGCAACGGAGAGACCGTCCTCGGGTACGCGACGGCGTATGATCTCCCCCTGACAGTTGGCGACGGAGTGATGCGCGTGGACTTGGGGATCTCGGGATGAGCGACCTGGACCTGCGAGGGTTGATCCTCGCGGCAGTACCCCAGGGCCCTGACGCGGGGGCCGACGCGTCCCTCGTCACTACCGCACTCGTCTACGCGGTGGATGCTCCGGGACGCCGCGTTCAGGTGAGCATCCAGGGTACCGCCCTGTGGCTGCCAGCAGTGGCGGGCCGGTACAAGATCAGCGCTACCGCGCAGGGGCTCGCGCGCGTTCTCCTGAACGCCACCACTGGGCGCCCCGCCCTCGTCCTCGGTCCAGTTGACCCGCAGGACACCGCGGTGCTGGGAACCGTCACCGCTACCGGCACCGGTACCGCGACGGTGACCGTGCTCGGGTCGTCCTACGCGCTGCCCGCAGCCGTCGCCACCTACACGGTGGGTCAGACCGCTTGGGTGCTCCTCTCTGACTGGGGGATCCCCCTGCTGGTGGTGGCTCCGTCGGTTCTCCCCGCCACCACCTCGTCCACCCCCACCCCGCCCACGGCACCCACTTCTGCAACTGCCGCTGCGGTCATCGGGCCCCAGTGGTCCGGCACGTACCGTGTCGGCTCCGGGTGGGATCGGTGGAACACGAACCGGTATGGGGGCCGGTCCGACGTCTACCAGGGAAACGCCTACGGGTCGGGACAACTGATCGGCATGGCCGCCTACGGAGACCAGGTGGCCAACCTCGGTGCGACGACCATCAACAGCATCTCGATCCAGGTGTATCGGCAGTCGGACTCGTACGTCAACTCGTTGACCGTGCAGGGATCCGCGTCGGGGGCGCAGCCGGCGGGAGCCCCTTCGAGCTCGGGCACATCCACGGCCTCGAATGCGGTCGCTGGCGGCCAGTGGGCGACGATCGCGCTGCCCAGCGATGTGCGGGAGGCGTTCCGTACCGGAGCCGTGAAGAGCCTGGTGGTCGTGGGTTCGGCCTACGGAGGTTGGGGCGGCGCAGGGACCGGGGGCTCGATGGTGATGTCGATCGGGTACACTCGACCGGCATAGGCTTCAACTAGGAAGGGAAGTCTGTGGGAATCGACATTCGGCAGCACACTGCACCACTGCCTCTGGAGACGCCGAAGCGGCAGGCACTCAACGACCTGTCGTTGTCGATCAACGACTTCGTCATGGCAGCGAACGCGACGGAGCAGGCGCAGAAGATCACAGCCATCGTGCCGACGGCGGCGCGACCACTGCTGATCTACCGCACGGACACCGACGAGATGTACCGCGCGGACGGCACGACGGTGAAACTCGTCGCGTCGGTCGCGCTCGGCCAGTCCGGGGTGTGGGCGGCATACACGCCGACCGTGGTGGGTCTGACGAGCCCGACGGTCACGTCGGCGCGCTGGTGCCAGGTCGGCAAGCTGGTCACGGTGCAGGTGCTGATCGCTGCCGGCGGGGCCGCCACTGGGAACATCTCCGTGTCACTGCCGGTGACGGCCCGCACCGGGTATGCCATCGTGCAGTCGGTCGGATCGGCAGCCGCGCTCATCGCGGGCGCCGTGTATGCGGCGACCTGTGTGGAGATGGCGTCGACCACCACGGTCTCCTTCCGCAACACCAACACGAGCCTGTGGGGTATCGGCTATCCGGGCACATGGGCGTCCGGGTCGACCCTGTCGGTCACGGTGCAGTACGAGGCCGCCTGATGCGCCGCCTCGCCGCCGCCGCTGCGGTCCTGCTGGCCCTGTCGCTGCTGGGTTGGGCGAGCGTCCCCGCGACGGCCGACCCGGTCGCCACGTCGGTCATCACGCACGCCGAC